TCACCACCGATGAATAGGCCGTTGTGAGTAGCGGGTTTACCGCACCAGCATCGCATGCCGTTTCTTAAGTGATGAATATTGTCAGCAAGTTCGATTAGTCGTTTAGATGCAGGGAACAGCTCACCTTTATATGTGGTAAGTAGACCATATGCGTAAACGTTGACTCCTCGAATATCCGCCAAGAAAGCAAGTTCTTCAACTTGTTCTATTGTCAGGAATTGGGCTTCATCAACAAAGACGTATTTGGCAGTTTCGCGGGTGCTTTGTTCTTGAGCGTCGATGAGATCAGAAATTGGTTGATCGTCGGAAATGTTGACGGCCCATGATCTTTGCCCGAGTCGGCTGGTACATACCGAGTCGCCTTCTCTGTCGTTCTTGCTCAACAGGATGGTTTGGTTCGGAAAGGCGCTGTCGATGTTGAAGTGGGCCTGTAGGAGATGGGTTGTTTTACCCGAAGCCATCGTCCCTGTCATGAAAACTAACTCACCCATGTTGCCTCTCTTTTGTAAGTTAAGGTTATTTTACCTTATTCTTGCTGGGCAGAGTTCCACACCGCTGAACGGTTAGGGTTGTAGTTAGGGCTTACTGTTGCGGGGGTGGGGGTGAACCCGGAAATGGCGGGGGCGTTGTAAACCTTTTTGATGGAATCGCCACAAGTGGGGCATTCTGTCAAGGAGTCTTCGGACATTTTCTGAAATTTTTCAAAGTACCCACATTGGGGGCAAGAGTAATTGTACGTAGGCATAAACGTTATTATAGCGAATCCCTGGGAAAGGTCAAACGGCGGCAAGATACAATAAATGAAATGTGTTTTACTTTTTGTATTTAGGCGGTTGGCCGTGCTGAAGAAACTTTCAAAGTCATTTAAAACAATGGCTAAAGCGTCGCTTGTGTGGGTTTTTGCACTAGCATGGTTCGCTCCTGTCCCCGCAGCTGCCGCTTCATACACAGTTACCGAAGAATCTGACTGGTACTTTGAGGTTACGGAAGACGACACCGATGTCCTAATTTACGGCAATTCAAACAGTTCTTGCACCCAGTTGACATCTGACCCTTTCTTGTGGCTGTACGACTTGTCAGGCACGGTACTCGCAGCAAATGACGACGGTAACCACAATAATGAAACGCAGTGTGTTTCCTCAAAGATCGACACAACGCTAGATGCTGGCGTTTATCGCCTCCATGCGGGGTACTGTTGTAGCGAAAGAGGAAACGGGTACGACAGTGGAGAGTACTCCCTTGTCACTGATCTAACGCTCGCCACAAACTTTAGCACCTACAACGGGGTCAGATTCTCTTACACCCCCGCATATATTGAGCAAACAATGGACGTTTCTTCGTATGCGGGAGAGATTGATTCAATTGTTGTGACCCCTCTTGTTAAGCGTTTCTACGATGTTAATGACTACGTGGCCACGCAGTATGCCGCTTATGACTCGGCAGGTAACTTGTTGCAAGGTAACCTGACATCATCGGCACCTACTTCTTGGGTTGAAGTCGGGTCTGGCTGGTTCCAAGCCTCGGTGTCTAGTAACGTTCAGGATTCGACAAACTGGGATACTATAAAGATTCGTATCTGGGCGAAAGACGGTGAAGGTTGGGGCGGTAACTATGGTACCGAGATTAAAGAAGTTTCGTTCCAAGCGAAACTAGATGGTTCAGGAGTGTGGACTGATTTAACAAGCCTACTCACTAACCCGCAGTTCAACTCAATCAACAGCAACTCTGCCCCAAACGGCTGGTCCTCAAACGCATCATGGGACACATGCCAAGGGCTACACTCTGCCACTCTGTGCGGGTTTACTCAGAATACTTGGACTTGGGCAACGCCTGTCACCACAACGACGACAACGACGACGACCACAACGGTTCCGCCGACCACTACTACAACGACCACCGTTCCGCAGACACTTGGCCCGCCGATGAACCTTACCGGTGAGTTGACCGCTAACGGCGTTTTCTTGGATTGGGATGAGCCAAATACCGGAAATGTCGATCCCGAATGTTATGCCATCTCTTTCCGTATACCGCCCGATGCTGGATGGGGTGTCGCTACTGGAAATGTTGGTGACGAAAATGCTCTCACTACCGAATATACTCTACCCTACGACTTGTTTGAGGGCACCGGAGGACTCGGAGAAGAATATGTCTTTGACGTGCGTGCAGACAATGACACTCTAGGCGTGTACTCTGGATGGTCTACCCAAGTGACGCTGACTGTAGAGGAGCCTACCCCTCCGACCACGACGACCGTTCCTCCTACGACAACGACCACAACGCCCGTCCCAACGACCACAACGACGACGACCGTTCCACCAACAACAACTACTACAACTTTACCTCCAACTACTACGACCTTGCCCCCGCCGACCACTACTACCACTACAATACCTGTAACGACAACAACGACGTTGCCGCCAACGACTACGACGACGGTAGCGCCTACAACTACGACTACGGAGGCACCGCCATCAACGACAACGACAACCGTACCGCCTACGACGACTACGGTAACCCCGACTACGACTACATCAACGACCACTACAACTACAAGCACCACCACAACCACCTCAACAACGCTTCCTCCGACGACGACAACAACGACAACAACAACGCTCCCTCCCGAACCAGAGCCTGAACCTGAACCGGAACCCGAGCCGGAGATCGTTACCATAGACGGTGAAGAAATTGAGTTTGAGTTTGTTGACGAAGACACAGGCGAATCGTTAACCGTTGCAGAGTTCTTTGAAGAATTCGACGTTGAAGAAGAAGATCAAGAACTGGCGCTGGAGCTAAACAGCCTTGGACTTGACATCGAAGGCGTCGAGTTGTCTGAAGTTGATGCCGCCGAGGAAAAAGTCGTTGAAGAACTTGACGCCTTAGACGAAGAACTTGCTGAAGAGTTCTTGGACGTTGTTGACGGCGAAATTACCACGGAAGAAATTGAAAGCCTTGTCACTGACGAAAAATTTGATGACATCTCTGACGATGCCAAAGTTGTTCTAGTCGCTGCCGTTAACGAAGCGGACGATGAAGTGAAGGCAGAGTTTGAAGAGACTGTAGATATCTTTGACGACGAGGCTTTCAATGAGTACATCGCTGAGGGTTCTGTGGTTGACACGGAAACTCGCCGTACTGTTGTTGCCGCTGCTGCAGCTGTAAGCGTTGCTGCTGCGACATCTGCTGGTCCTGCTGGTCCTGCCGGTCCTGCCGGTGGCGGCGGTGGCGGTCCTTCCGGCGGTGGCGGCGGAGGAGGCCCCGGCGGTGACTCCGGTGGCGGTAAAGGTAAAAAGGGTAGTTCTAGAAGAAGGTCTCGGTGAAAGGAGGCACCATGAAAAACATAATCAAACTAACAGTAGGAGCCATCCGGCGTATGGGTAGAGAAATGCTTTACCTTGGATGGACATTAGCGGGTACGGGGCTGGTGTTGATCACCTTGTCATCGACCACGTTAAGGCAGGGAATATATATTTCTCTTGCCGGTCTTGCGCTGCATCTGTTGGGCACTGTATTAGACTATGTAGATGATGAGAGAGAAAATGAAAGCAACTAATAAACTTATCTGGAATACCATAGGCCGCATTGCGGCAGTGTTCTGTATGAATGCTATGGCTATTGTTGGTAGCTCTAGCCTCATTGGTGGTATTGATCCGTGGACGGCTGCCGTGTTGGCGGGTGCTACGTCTGCTGCGACTGTTATTCAGAAGCTTGCTGCTGCGTATGCTGATGACGGAAAGATTACTGTTGACGAGATTGACGCAGCATTTAGCATGACACAGCCTAAGAAAAACTAAGGTAACGTTTACATAAATCTGCATCTATGTGCTAAAAGTTTATGCTGTACAATATATGTAGAAGGAATTCCTTCTAAAACTATTCCCTGATAAGGAGAAAACTAAATGGATATGAACATGTACAAGCAGGTTGCCGAACGTGCTATCATGACATTCGCTCAGACTTTTCTGGCAATGTTTGTCGTGACTGACATGGCGTCAGCCAAGGGTGCTGCGACAGCTGGTGTGGCTGCCGCCCTTTCAGTACTGAAGTCATTTGTCGCCACCAAGATTGGCGACAAGTCCTCCGCTTCACTCATCTGAAAGTAAAGAGCACCGCTTGACGGAGCTATCTAGCAGGTGTTAATATAGATAAAGTTGAGCGGTAAGTTTTTAGCTCCTTTTGTACTTATCCTTAACGAGTTGAGGTCCCCGGCTTTTTGGTCGGGGACTTCTTCTTTGTACGACGCTTAGGAATGTGCTTGATCCGTTCCACAGGCAGCGAGCGGTATTGTTCACGCCCGTATGAACCGCCGTACACATCAACCCATTCTGAGATCGGGTTAAACTTTGTGTTGACTACGTGGCGCTTAAATGTGAAGACTCCACGCTCGCCCTTCACTCGGCACTTGTCGCCCGAGTACAGCGTAACCTGAGGAGAGATGGTGAAATGATTTTCAATCACCCATCCCTCTGGCGGCTGGACCGGAACCTTTGCTTTTTTAACTTTAGGCATATTGTTATCTCCTTTTCGTAATACGTAGTGTATCACGAAAGAAGGTAAACACCAACCTGTCTAGGAAATATTTGGAAGCACAGAGTAGATTGTGTTTGCAATCGTTTCTCTAACATCGGGGTTTTCATCAAGATAGATCTTGGTGTTGGCTCGGCCCTGACCGATATTTTCGCCCTTGTAAGCGTACCATGCGCCCTTCTTGTCGATAATGCCCATCTCTGTAGCAATGTCAACAATATCGCCGGTACGGTTGATTCCTTCGCCGTAGGTGATTTCAAATTCGGCCTGACGGAACGGGGGAGCGACTTTGTTCTTGACAACCTTTACTCGGGTCTTGTTTCCGGACGCTTCGCCGCCGTCTTTGAGAGTTTCAATACGGCGAATATCCAAACGTACTGATGCATAAAACTTCAGCGCCTTACCGCCTGTGGTTACTTCTGGTGACCCGAACATGACACCAATCTTTTCACGCAGCTGATTGATCATAATCAGAATGGTGTTTGAGTGGTTCAGGTTTCCGACAATCTTGCGCATGGCCTGAGACATCAGGCGGGCGTGAAGACCAACGTGGCTGTCACCCATCTCTCCTTCAATTTCGGCTCGGGGCGTAAGGGCCGCAACCGAGTCAACAACGACCACATCTAGTGCGCCTGACTCAATGAGCTTGTTCGTAATTGTGAGTGCCTGCTCGCCGGTATCTGGCTGACTGACTAGAAGGTTGTCTACGTCGCATCCAATAGCTTTAGCGTACACGGGATCTAAAGCGTGCTCTGCGTCAATGAAAGCACACTTGCCTCCAAGCTTCTGTGCTTCTGCGATAACGTGTAGTGCGATAGTGGTCTTACCTGATGACTCTGGACCGTAAATTTCGGTGACTCGTCCCTTGGGCAGCCCGCCTGCGCCTAGTGCAAGGTCTAGGGCAATGGAGCCGGTTGAGACGGTTTCGATTTCCATAGATGCTGCGTCGCCTAGGCGCATGACTGTTCCAGCACCGAACTGTTTTTCAATTTGCCCTAAGGCGTCTTCTAAAAGTTTTTCTCTATCTACCATGTTTCTATTGTATGTGTCTAGTGGATGCGGGTCAAGTGTGCTTGTAGAATAAATGTATGGAGAAACGTGGACCGAAGCGGTTGGTCACTCAGGCAGTACGTCTGGGTGAGTACGGAAAAACTAAATGGCATATTGAGTTAGAATGTGGGCACACTGTTGCCAGCGCCCGGAAGCCCAAGGTCAGCGAGGATCGCTTGTGTTGTAAGACTTGTATCGCTCCCCCTGCTCCGTTAACGCTCATGGAAGCACTATCTGAAAACAGGGAAGATCGTGACTTTTTTGATCATTACGATCCAATGGAGGAGTTGAAAGCAAAGGCTACGCTTGCTTCGCATTTTGATGTGTCTTTGGATCAGGTTGAGTTGAGGGGCAGTACTGCAACCATATTTATTGATGCTCAGCAGTTACGTAGTATTTTGAAGTGACTGCCCTGAAGTGTTTTTTTTGGCATGGAGGTCCCTCCCTTTCGTGTGGTAGTTGACGCTAGCGCACGAGAGGACGGGACGAACCCAATTGGTTTATTCAAGGCTGTTCACTTCATGGACCCCAAACACCGCCTATTTTTTCAGTGATGCCCACTCTCCCTAGATATGGCTCTAGTAGCCCGTGTGCCGGAACCGCATGGGCGTTTGCTTGTTCCGAACCTGTTCCTCAAGGCTTGATGTTCTCCGTGCAGTGACTGGCATCCCGTCAAGGATGTTGTTCCAGTGTATCGTGTGATCCATATCGTTCCTCTTTGGGCAGGCGTGCCCTCTTAATCGTGTAAGTACCAGTTGCGTAACAAGTGTAACTTACCGATCGTGTAAGTACCAGTTGCGTAACAAGTGTAACCCACCGGTCCTTTAGTGAACGTTTATGTCATCGGGATTTCCCGGATTCAGTCTTGTGGCGTGTGTCTCCTTCTGTAGTTTGCAGGTAGCCTACCGTTCTGGCTGCTGTCAGTCAAGCAGCGTTTCTTCTGGTTTGCTTGACATGAAAGATTTATAATATTTTTGTTACTGATCGAAAAGGAGTCAAATGTTTGTAGTTAAGTCACCGTCTTGGTTCAAAGATTCTCCGTGTTCTGGGCAAGATCGTTTGTTTTTCTCATCGAAACCGTTGAACCGGCGTCTTGCTGTCAAGGTATGCAATTCTGAATGCAGTCATCGTTCTGAATGTTTGAAGTTTGCCGTTTCAGAGGGCATCACCATCGGTGTTTGGGGAGGTAAAACGGGACCGGAGCTAGCGAGGTTGGTGGAGCATGATGCTGGATGACGAGTCTATGTCCCACGATACTTTAGCTGTTCTTGAACGCAGCGGCACCAGAATCCAGTTTGTTGTCAGTAAGGCTGTTACTCTTGATGGTAAAGATTACAAAGTATTGTTGTGGGATGAGGATTACATGCTGGTTGGTCTTGCGGACGAGTTTTTAAATTCCGAGTTTGATTCAAAAATTGTTTCGGACATTATTCGGGAGCTTGATGAGTTGGAATCCACTCAAGTCGATCAAGAAGAGTATGTGCGTGAACGTTCCAAAGAGTTATTGATTGAAGCTTTAGAAAACATTATTGATGCTTTGATACTTACAGAAGATGTCCCTACAGAGACAACCAACATTGACATTTTGATTGACAAGCTCTTGGAAGAAGACTAAAATAGGCTTGTTACTATTTACTAAGGAAACATAATGTCTGTACTAGAAAATCCGACGCATTCGCTACAGGAAGCTTTCACAGCACTGCGAAGTTTTGAGAGCGACATCCGAGAGATGGACGGTATCTCAAACTTGGATTATGCGTCTGTTGAAGAGATGATGCAGCTTGCTAGCGACGCTCACTTAGTTAAGTCGTATGCTACTGAGTTGTTTAATGAGCTTCAGTCTCTGTTGACTGAGAAGATCGGCAGTCTTCCCACTCCCGTGGCTGTTGATGGGGCCACGGTAGAAATTAAGTCTGGTTCTGCACGCAAGACGTGGGATCATAAGGCGCTGATGAACGAAGTGAGTCGCCGGATCGTTGATAAGAGCGTGGATATGGAGACTGGCGAAATTACCATGTCGTCGCAGGAGATGATTCAGCACGCTATGGAGTACATGGGCGTTTCTTATTGGAAGGTCGGTAACTTGAAAGATCTTCATATTGACGCAGATGACTACTGCGAAGTTGGAGAACCGAAGAAGAGTCTAGTTATTAGGAGAGATAAGTGAGTATTTTGCAAGCATTGTCGGAGCCTTTTCCGAGAGAGGTTGAGCGCCAGCTAAAGAAGGGCGGCGCTTCTCTAACATACATCCCGGTTAGTGAAGTCATCACGCGCCTAAACAAGGTACTGGGTGTAGACATGTGGTCGTATGAGGTTGTCTCTTGCGCGAGAGACTCACTAGACCCTGACTATATTGTGGCTCATGTACGTCTGACGGCCACGTTTGTGCCCACAGACAGCGCACCTGCCCTTACCGTTGTCAAGGACGGCATTGGTGGGCAGAAGATTAAGCGTACACGGGCTGGAGACATTGTTGATCTGGGCGACGAAATGAAGGGGGCCGTTTCAGACGCTCTCAAGAAGGCGGCGCAGCATCTCGGCGTCGGTATTTATCTTGCCCGTTCCGAAGAGGCAATGAATCTCGAATATGTTGAAGAGATGTCTGATAAGCCTGTAGCGGAAGAGCATTTTGCAAAGCTACGAGAACTTCTTAATTCTCTAGATCAGGAACACGTTGTAAAGTGTAAGGAGTATTGGGCGACTATCTCGGAAGGCAAAGAGTTTGTGAACGCAAACGTCACGAACGATCTTCTTCAGAAGATTTTGGTTTTTGTAAAGTCGCTACGTAATGCTGAAGCACAATGATGCAGAGTCCTCTACCGATTGATCCGGTACCTTATGAGTTCCCGAAGTACATGTCGCCAAGTTCGATTAGTACTTTTCAGCAGTGTCCTCTGAAGTACAAGTACGCCAAGCTGGACAAGCTCCCGAGTGTCTCCACAGAACCTCAAGTGCTTGGCTCTTTTGTACATGAAGTGCTAGAAGAGTTGTTCAAGCTGCCAGCAGAAGAGCGAACGGAAAAGTCTGCGAGCAGTCTTGCGAAGAGCTTGTGGGAGTCGAAGTGGGCTGATGAGTACTTTGGTTTAGACGACCGTGACGATGATCCTAATAACTTCAAGTGGAAGGCGTGGTGGTGTATCGAAAACTACTTCGGTATGGAAGACCCCACGAAGTTTGACGCTGAAGGCATTGAAGCCAAGATGGATGGCGATATTGACGGTGTACCGATCTTTGGCATCATTGACCGTTACACGATTGAGGACGGCAAGCTAGTAATCTCGGATTATAAGACAGGCAAGAAGCCTCGCAAGCAGTACGAGTGGGAGAAGAAGATGCAGATTACGATCTACAGCATTCTTCTCAAAGAGATGACAGGTATGGACATTAAGCGTGCAGAGCTGCTCTATGTTAAGTCTGGCCAGTTTGCCCGTTATAAAGTGGACGAAGAGCTTGAGAACGCTGTTCGTGTTGAGGTTCGTAACACATGGGATCAAGTGAAGTCCATGTGTGAGTCGGGCGAGTTTGAAACCCGGACTGGTCCTCTTTGTAACTGGTGCGATTATCAGCATATCTGTCCTGAGTTTGGAGGTAGCTGAGTCATGTCGCAGAACGATAACTTTGCAATGTTGGTGTCTGAAGATATTAAGAACAATGCTTCTCAGCAGGATAAAGACTTTCTTCGTCTGCCAGAGAATCAGTTAAAGTGGAGAGACGCTTTAATTACGATCGTTGAAACAGTCACAGCAAAGATTACAAGTTTGGACGAAGAGATTGCTCGTCTTCGTGGAACATACACTACCTTCACGATCGACCCTGCTGCTGGGTTAGAAGAACAGCGTGACAAAGCCGCACGGTTCCGGTTTTATGCGGAAAAGCGCTTGGTCGAAGTAGACAGGTTGCTTACTCTCGGAGAAGAAGCCGACCCTGAACTTTCGCTTGCCACGTTTTTGCGAAATGCAATTTTAGCTCACAAGCAGTGGCATATAGATAACGACATGGTTAATTCAGAAGGCGATGATTGCTTGTATAAAGCGTTAGACGGGGTTTGGGGTTTCTAATGAAGATTGGGTTTGCCACGAACGACTGGTCTCGTAGTGCTACGGATACTATGGGGCATCCTGTGATTGGCGGTTCTGGCTTTATTCGCATTGGGCAGTATATTAAGCCTTTGCGTGACGCTGGTTATAATGTCGTGATTGGTATCTTGGCGCAGAACAAGTTGACCGGAACGTTCGGCGTGCATGCGTGGGATGGGCATGACTATTTTGATTGTGATGTGATTGTTATGCAGCGTTACATGCATATGCAGGTGCTTCCTGATATGAAACGTGCGCAGGCGGCTGGGCAGATCATTTTGAATGATGTAGATGATTGGTATTGGGGTCTTAGTGATAAGAATCAGGCCAAGGCAGCTTCAGATCCGGAGTTGAACAAGAACGAAAATGTTTTGTGGTATAAGAACATTTTGGAGCAGTGTGACGGGATCATTACGTCTACTCCATTTCTTCATCAAAAAATGAAGGAGTGGAATCCGAATACTATGCTGCATGGCAACTATGTGAATCGTTCAAAGTATGCCACTCGCCGCATTCACGAAAAACGTAGCGATAAGATGGTTGTAGGATGGATGGGGTCTACTGCCCATAGAAGTGGTGATTTGGAGATTCTTCAGCCTTATTCAGATTCTATCAGCAAGTTTGCTACGTGGCATCATACTGGACATATGCAGGCTCCCAACATTCCTTTGTTCCATAAGGAAATTAAAGTTAGTGCGGGTTGTGTAACGACCCATCCCTTCTTAGCTCCTTATGAGCTGGAGAAGGGTTTCCTCTTTGATGTAGGGATTGTGCCGCTTACAAATATTCCTTTCAACCATGCCAAGTCTTACATCAAGGGTCTTGAGTATGCTTGTGGAGGTGTTCCGTTTGTGGCGTCTTGGTCACCTCAGTATGAAGAGCTAGCGGAAGTACATGGCATCGGTGAGATTGCTCGTGACCCGAAGGATTTCGTAAAGCTTTTGAAGAAGTACCAAGACGTTGATTATCGGCAAGAAATTTCAGATTTGAATTGGAAGCGGGTCAAGAAATTTGATGTAAGGATCGGGGCGACTCGTCTTATTAAAACAATCAATAACTTAGTGAAGCGTGCAAGATGAAGCGAGGCAAACCTTTAAAGAGAACGCCGTTGAAGCGTGGAAGTAGTCAGTTAAAGAGAACGCCTTTAAAGAAGCGTTCTGACAAGATGTCTGAAAAGTACGTTGACCGTCGAAAGACTGTTAAGGAATTGCTTTCTGATCGCCAGTATTGTGAAGCTTGCCTAGTTTGGGCGTCTTACGACTACTATACTGGCAGTAGTGAATCGCTGTTCGCTATTCGCCATAGAAGTAAAGACATTCATGAACTCGTAAACAGATCACAAGGTGGCAGCATCTTGAATCACGAAAATCTACTTGCGGTGTGTAGGCCGTGTCATAGTAGAATAACTACAGAACCTTTAATTTCTGAAATGCTTGGCCTTCATTTAAAAAGCACATCAAACAAAATGTCGCATTTTCTCGAAGCAGAAAGGGTAAGAAATGCCTGGAAAAAAGGAACTCCTGCAGAACCTTATTGGTTCGGCTCTGACGGAGCATCCTGATCTATTAGATGAAATCAATAGCCTATCTGGAGGATTCGCTGATAGCGATCTTCCATTTCTAGATAGGGAGAATGTTAACGAAGCGTTCCTGTCTAATATTCAGCAGGGGTGGCGCCAGAACGGTGTTGTAATCGTTGACTCGTTGATTCCTGACGACATGATTGAAGCATACCGCCAAGACTGGATTCAACACAATCGTGTCAACCACGACCGCCCTTTGGGTTACCCTGGCGAGTGTGCTTACTTTCAGGTAGAAAGCCTAATGAACATCGCCACTTACGCCCCATTGCATAATATCCTTGAGCATCTTATTGGCGATCAGATGGGTATTCATTTGAACTTGACTGGCTGGAAGTCCACACAACGCAACTGGCATCAGGACGGCTACTTGAATCCGGACACTAATAAAGATCATTACTTGGCTGTGTGGGTTGCGTTGGATGACGTGCACGAGGATTCTGGTCCATTTGAGTATGTTCCGGGCAGTCATGTTCTTCCTGTGATTACTCAAGATGCGACGATGGCTAGGCTAGAGCCGCATGAGCGAGATGATCCTAACTGGCCTAAGTACTCGGAGCGTTTCCTCACTCCCATGTTTGAAGATATCCTAAATCGCGGCAATCTTGAGACTGAAAAGTTTATTGCCAAGAAGGGTGATGTGTTGATTTGGCATGCTCGTTTGATGCATCGTGGCTCTATTCCAAACAATCCTGACTTGTGGCGAGAGACAGCAATTCTTCATTATTCGGGTGTGAATCATCGTCCCGATATGCCGCAAGCGCATCAGTATGATGGTGGTGGATGGTTCTTCCCAATCAACCAAAACATTCCGTTGTGAGATGGCTGCCAATTACGGGACAGCGGCTAAAGCTAAGGCTACAAAGCTACACAGTTTGCTTGTAAGGACTCGTGATGGGTTCCGCTGTCGCTGGTGTGGCGTTCATAAAGATGACGGCAAGCAGATACAGTGCGCTCACATAATCAGTCGGTCTATCTCGGCTACTAGGACTGATGAAAGGAATGCCGTTGCGTTGTGTGCGTCGTGCCATTGGAAGCAATCTAAAAACCCGCTGGTTTGGGCGAGGTGGCTTGAAGACGAGCTAGGTAGAGAGCATTTAGACGATTTGCTGGAACGTGGCGTTTCGGGCGTGAAAGTTGATTGGGGTAGCGAAGTTGAACGACTGCAGTCTATTATTGACGAGATGAGTGGAAACGGATAGAATAGCGACATGAATAGTACGAGAACTGCGCCAATCAGTCAGGTTGAAGTTGAGTCTGAACTTGTCCGCTTGATTGGCGAAATTGAGCAAGAAACTGAAGCGTTTGAGATCCTGTGTAAGGATCATGCCCAAAAAGAAGCGTCCTATAAGAGTGCTTGGTACAAAGAATATTTAGCAGCGGAAGGCGCTGTTAAGCAGAAAGAAAGCTGGGCGGGTTACAAGACAAGTGATCTTCAGTACGATTCAATGATCGCTGAAGCCTTGGTTAAGGCAAAGCGTGAACGTCTTCATTCGCTACGAACGGCATGTGATGCTTTGCGTACGATTGCCGCAAACGTAAGATCACAAGTCAAGTTTTAGGAGAACGACATGGAAAAGCAGCTACTTAATGTGGGATGTGGTACACACTACGCTGAAGGATGGACAAACACAGACGTTTGGGAGGATCATGCGACTAAGCCTGATGTTCTTGTAGAACCCGGTCAGCCATACCCATTCGATGATGATACTTTTGACGCCATATTTCTTGGCCACGTTCTGGAGCATATTGATTGGCACGACGTTCTTCCTTTCTTACAGGATATGAATAGGATTGCTAAACCTAATGCTCCTGTACTTGCTGTGGGTCCAGATGTTTATAGAACTATACAACGCTGGAAAAACGGTGAAGAGCCTTGGCATATGGTTGAATCCGTTATGGAGCATCAGGACGTGTACGGAGGGTATACATCGTTCATAAATTCTGATGCCTACTCCACAAATACCCCCGAGTGGTGGGACGGTGCTGCTCATCACTGGAACTGTCATGAAAAGAGAATGCTTTCAATAATGTCTACAGTATTTGATGAGTGTAATGTGTTTACCGATAAAGTGGAGAAAAACGTCGGAATGAAATCTTGGAAGGATAATGAAAACAATATCACTTGGCCTGTCGTTGGTTATTGGCATTGGCAGTGTGCAGTTATGGGGTATGCGCCGTCATGATCCATAACATCGCTTCAAACATTCAGTCCCTAGCTGTAGACATTGAGCTACTGAAGCCTCTTGAGGTTAACGCACGTCGTGGCAACGTTGAAGCAATCATGGCGTCTTACAACAAGTTTGGGCAAGTAAAGCCAATTGTCGCCGTGGAAGATGACGACAAGCTCTTAGTTATCGCAGGAAATCATCAGCTAGAGGCAGCTAAGCGTTTGGGTTGGCAAGAAATTGCTGTGTCCATCGTTGATTTAGATTCAGAAGACGCCCTCGCCTTCTCGTTGGCAGACAATAGGATTTCCGAGCTTGGTGAGACTGATGAAAGCGCTCTTATCGACTTGCTGTCGGATGCTGTTAGCCTGGACGAAGATTTTTACAGCACCCTCGGTTGGGATGATTTTTCGATTGCCACGATCGAAAACAATGTAATTTCTTCACAGGTATCAAGCGCTCCTAACGATGGTTGGACTGCTCCACAGATTACGGTAAACAGGGTTCCTGAAGAAAATAACTTGCCTGCTTTTGTAAGCGACGGCAAAGATGACGCTCCGACTCAGACGTTTAATCCTGAAGGTGTAAGTACTGACACGATCGTAACTCAAGGCAGTACGACCGTTGGGGCTTCGGGCAGCAAGAACGTCGCTATTCAGTTTACTCTTGTTTTTGAAAACACCGATCAGCAGGCTGGGTGGTATAGGATTCTTCACAAGTTGAAGGAAAGTCCTGCATATGAGGGCGCTACAACGACGGAGCTTTTGTTTGATTTCTTTAACCAGCATTTGGAGTAAGTCGCATGCCTCGTAAGCAAATGTATCTGGACATAAACTGTGTAGAGGCCGCTAGGCAGCGGATTCGTCACGTCTACGATATTTTTGACACGGTTTGTGTTCAGTTTAGTGGCGGTAAAGATAGCACCGCTGCGTTGTATCTTGCGAAAGAGGTTCATGAAGAGCGCGGGCTTGGACCTGTCAAAGCGATTTTTCGTGACGAAGAAATTATTTCGCCTGCGGCGGAAGAGTTTGTTACTAAAGTAAGTAACTATGACTGGGTGGACATGGAATGGTACTGCCTTCCTCAGTTGCAAGAGGTTTGGTACATGGGTACCCGTGAACTGGTTTTACTGTGGTCTGCGTTTCGGGAAGAGTGTGGCATGCTGGTCCGAGACTTCCCGCCGAACTGTATTCGAGCCGAGCACTTTGGGTTGTCTGGCAATCTACCTCTTCCTAAACGAATAGATGAGTATACAATGCAGGGGAAGCGTGGCCGTACTGCGTTTATTACCGGGGTAAGGGCGAATGAGTCAATGGTTCGTTACCGATCCGTTACTCAGAAGCTTCACGAAAATTATATCAATCGTCCTCAAGGCTTGCCTAAAGCAATACCATTGAGGTTTGCTAAAGTGATTTACGATTGGACTTCTGATGATGTTCTGAAGTTTATCACTGAAGAACACGGTGCTTCTTACTGCAAGTACTATGATTACGCCATGTTAGGTGGTGCAAATCAACGGGTTGGTACGCCTTTGTTTTCTACGGCAGCTAGAAGGCTGACTGACGTAGTTAAAACTGAGCCGGAGTTTTATGACCGACTAGTTGAGGTGTTTCCCGAGATAGATACTCAGCGCCAACTTTGGGGGGAGTATGATATTGAGGCAGTTGTGGATCAGTTTGCCGCAAATGGTTGGGATGGTGTTAAAGAGTGCATTGAAACGCATTTTGATGATGTTGACTATCGTCGTTTAGCGTTTTCTTTTGCGGACAAGTTTAGAACGTCACATAACAAAGATCCTTTCGCTTACCCGATTGACCATTTAGTAAGAACTTTGCTACTCAATTCTGTTGTTGGTAATCCTTCACCCGTTGGGCCACAAACTATTGCACATAAGAAGAGGATGAAAGCCCTCTATCAGGACATGGCTGATGCCGACAGCCTTGACTTGCAAGACGATTTTAGGTTAAGTTAAGCACATGTATATTTCAGTTACTCCCGACAGAATACAACCAGCTTTTTGGGGTTCGGTAAACTATGTTGTTGCGCCGGACTTTAGAAAATTGACAGCTTCTATTGAAAAGTTTGGGATTCTTCAGCCCATCGTATGTCAAAAGTCTACTGCATGTATTATTGATGGTTTACATCGTTGGAAGGCTGCTAAGCTCCTAGACTTGCAAGAAATCCCTGTTGTAACCGTCGATGTAGATGATGTTGAAGCAGCACTACTCCACGTTAGTATGAATCGAAATCGAGGCATTGTCGTAAATAAGTTCTTGTCCGAGCTTTTACGGGAGATATTTTTTGACAACGATGTTGACCCTGAAGACTTTCAAGAGCAGTTGGGGTTAGAAGATGAAGAGTTTATGTTGCTGATGGAGGGTTCGTTAATCAAAATGCGTAAGATTAGAGAGCATAAGTATTCGCCTGCGTGGGTACCAATTGAATCAGCGACTGGGGAAAATGTTCAGATTGAGCGACCGACGGGCGAGCCTGAGTCGTTGTGACAGGAGATAAAATGGGAATGGAATTTAATGCGTATCAGGTCGGTGCTAAGACAACCGCTATTTACCCCAAGGAATCAGCAGTTGAGTATTTGACTCTTGGTCTTGCTAGCGAAGCAGGTGAAGTTGCTGACAAGGTGAAGAAGCACATTAGAGACAGCGATGGGGACTATACTGATTCGGTGTTCCGCTCTGCTATCAGCAAAGAAATCGGTGATGTGCTTTGGTATGCTGCTGTGCTTGCTTGGGAACTTGGTATTGATTTCAACGATATTGCTAAAGAAAATATTGAGAAGCTTTTTGACAGATATGATCGTAATATGATTCAGGGGTCCGGGGATGAGCGATAAGTCTTGGCTTGACCTGGGGACCCGTGTTTCTTCGGAGCAGTCCAATAACGAAATTCTGCTGAAGTCCAAGGGCGACTACACGGTCACATTAAGTCCAGTATTGATGCACGACGATGTGATGGGTAAGATCGTCACGTTTCCTAACCGCTTTATTATTAACCGAGTTAGTTTGGATCAGACTCACCGCATCATGTGGGAAGTCGTGAAAGAGCGTTATTCGGTTGTGCCCAACTCTAGCATTTTGGATAGGGCTAGAGATATCGTGTCGAAGGCAAACGGCGCAGCATCTTTACATAGCTGTGGCGTGCTGGAAGAAGGCCGTAAGTTTTTTGTAGCTGTTAAGCACAGCAGTACGACGATTCTTTCTACCATGGGTGAAGATGCGATTGATAACTACATTGTTGTTATCACTTCCCACGATGGAAGTATGCCGGTGTGTTACTACAATCTGGATGTGCGAGCGGAAACCAATTCCGTGTATCGTTTTTCCTCCGATGCTGATTTCAGTTTACGTAAGCGTCACACCCCTAATGAGACTATTGATCCTATGGATGCGACAGAAGCTCTCACGATGCGTCAGATTTGGTCTGAGAAGCTTGATCTTATCATTAGTGAATTCACATCTTCTCATATGTCTTCTGATAAGCTGTTCGGGGTAATGGAAAAGTTTTGGTCAACGCAGGGCGCTTCTTCTGCTAAGAAGCGTTCTAATGCCGAAGATGTTCATGAGAAGATCAAGATGATTTATCGTCAGCCACATAACCTCGGTAGATTTGGTGATACGAAATGGGCTGCTTACAGTGCTATTATGGAATACATAGATTTTCATAGGGACATTCCGGCTATTGAAGCGGCACAGCATTCGTTAGAGTTAGACAACTTTAGCCATCGTATTAAAGTAAATGTATTTAATGCGGTCCGAGATGCTTAACTTCATAAGAGACGACTTGGTTGTGATCCACGACTTTTCTCCATATTGTCGTGATTTGTTACACATGGTACAGAATCCGCGTCCGGGGGAGGTTGAGGAAAAGCCCGGTCGGTGCCATAACTTTTTTAGCCGACCTGTCGTCAACCAGGACAATCCCGATAGCGTGGAAGATCAAATCATTTTGACTTATTGTCAGTCAATAGCAGAAGCATTGAAGGAAATCTTTGATTTTGACGCTGCAACAACCGCTAACCTAACTGGTGTGGTTTATCCTGAAGGATGCGATATGGGGTTACACGATGACATGTATCACAACGCAGATGATCCGGAGAAGCGAGAAAAAATACATGTTTTTAGTTCTGTACACTACTTGAATGCTGGTTACTGTGGTGGAGAGCTAGTATTTCCTGATCTGGATGTAACGATTAGTCCTAAAGAAAATCTGATGGTGCTATTTGGGTGCCATTACAGGCATAAAGGTAACACAGTGAAAGGCGGCATCAAGGTGTCGTCTACTAAATTTTGGAGAGATAAAAATGCAGATTCAGCAATTTAGTCCCAGTGAGCAAGAAAACTTTGTCATCGAAATGACGCAAATGAAGCAGGCCGGTCACTATGTAGAACTTGGTGCTTTCCACTCTCACGACGGCAGCAACACCCGTGTACTAGAGCAAGACTTTGGCTGGCACGGTGTTTCGTTTGAGATTGATGATAAGCGGCGAGATCAGTTTGTGAGCAACAGATCAAATCCTTGTTATGGGGATGCATTAGCTTTTAATTATACTGAGTTTTTTGAGGCTGCTCAGTGGCCTAAACAAATTGACTTTCTACAAGTAGATATTGACAATGGTTATGATCCGGCCATGCGACCTGAAGGCAGTGCGTACACTTCTTTGCTGGGATTGATTTCGCTGCCTTTAAACACGTTTCGTTTCTCAGTCATCACGTTTGAGCACGACGTCAACATGTATTTTAGGAACAAGTCTATCCGTGATGCCCAAAGAGAGATTTTAGATGCTCTCGGGTATACGCTTGTTGTCCGAACAATTCATGAAGACTGGTGGGTAGACCCTGCTGCCGTATGCCAGGATTTGTTCCGACCCCATCTCCGCTGGGACGTTCTCTAAATAATTATTTCAATTTTACGGCGAATGCCCATACCCAGTCCGGCGCAGTGATTGAAAGCGTGGACTGTCGCATCCACTTGGTCATCATGCACACGTGCTTCGGGGAACGCCGAGACCTCATCTAGAAAGTCTGTGTTCCATGCTGCCCGGATTAAGCGAACGTTACCGTTAGCTACGGCTGCTGAAAGTGGCTTTGCCCTTGTGGCTTTATCACCAGTAGCACGTTGGCCTGTAAAGTTGTAGCCTGGAAGCACATATCGGGCATATTGGTCAATAAGGTTTTTACCTGCAGACCCTGGTTCCTGCTCCATCATAATAGGAATTTCTGGACCGTCTTCTGCAGCCGTGGCTCGAATAAACTTTTCTACTTTATCTCCCTTAGCTCTGATTCTGCGAATGTCCAAGATGTAGAACACTCCGTTATCAAACGCTCCGAGACAACCAACTGTCCAGTCAGGGTCTGGGTTAGATTGTGTTGGTTCTGAGCCAGCTAAGTCCCAGAATCTTACGATTTGTGTATCGTTAGAGAACGATGGGATTTCGCTGTCATCTATGATCTCAAAACTTTCGCGATTGAAAAGTGATCCTAGAGCGGTTGACCACCAGTCACCGAACTCAAGCCGCTTCCGCTCAACAGGGTCTAGCTCTTGAAGAACGGCCCGGTAAGAGGCGGGGTCGATGCCGGGGTTATCTGTTAGCATGGACGGGATAAAGATTCTTCCACGATCTTTGCCTTCAACAAGGAATCGCTGACGTACCCAGTTAGGTGCAGGGTTTGTGGCTGCCCGCATTCTCAACGGGACTTGAGCCAGCGGGCCTGATGCCGGACGGCGAAGACGGGAGAACATGTAACGGTAGTCAGACTCTCTGATTTCTGTTACCTCGTCCATTCCGATGAATTGGAACTCGGAACCCTTGTATCTGAGGTAGTCGTTGACGTTGTTGAGGTAACCGAATGTTACTCTGGCTCCGCTAGGGAACGTGGCTGTGTAGCTGTTGGCATTCCAATGAACGTCGTCGTAGTGCATGGTCCAATCTCGGAAGCGGTCCATGAGAGCGCCGGGTAGTGCAAGGTCAGCGTATGTGCGCCTAAACAGGATTGCGCTGTAACCGGGAACATCGACGTACTGTAGGGCAGCCATGATAAGGGCGCTAGATTTGCCGCCGCCTGCTGCTCCACCAAAAAGTACTTCTTGTGCGGTGCTTTTTAGGAAGACTTTTTGTGTGATCGACGGCTCTTCGATCCAATATTCGGAACGTTTCGGTTCCAAGTATTGCCGAATTTTGTTCCAGTCTGGAGCCTCGTTAGACATATGTGCTTGAATCCTTGACTATTTACCGGTAAAGTATAAACATGATGAATTTTTTTAGTCGATCAACGTGCGCCCATCTGCTTATGTGTCTTTCTGTAATTCTGATTGGGCTTGGTATTAGTATACTAAGTTTAGGGTGGGGTTTGGCAAGTGCTGGCCTTGCGTGCGGTATTTATGGATATCTCTTAGGGGCTGAATAATGGCATGGAATTCCACATCCAATAAATCACTTCGCAATATTGCTATGAATCCGGTGGAGCAGAAGGCTGCTCCTATTTCTGTTGGTGCCCCGGTGTCGTACAGTCCGTCTCTTGCGGATAATCGTGGTTATCATGATGGTTGGGATATTGTTAAGGCTTACAAAGAAGGTGTCGCTAAGGTCACTTGGGTGTTTAGAAGCATTGATGTCATTGCTTCAAATCAGGCACGTCTTCCGATGATTTTACGCAAGGATAATAATCCGTTTGGCGAGATTGTTGAAGACGCTGATTTATTGAAAATCTTTAATAACACTGCGAATCAGGGCGAAAATGCGTTTGCGTTTAGATATCGGTTGTCTGCTCAGCTTTTAATGAGTAGCCGTGGTGTTTTTGTGGAGATTGTTCGAGGTAGGGGCGGTGTACCTATTGCACTTCATCTATTGCCGCCTCAGAATACTTCACCGATCCCGGATGTTCAGAAGTTTGTGAAAGGGTTTGAAGTTAAGATTAGTGCGCACGAAAAGCGGACGCTGCGTCCAGAAAATGTTATTTGGATTCGTCGTCCGCACCCGCTCGATCCTTATTTGTCAATGACCCCAATGGAAGCTTCTGGTGTTGCTATTGAAGTTGAGAGCTTGGCAAAGATTTACAACAGAAACTTCTTGATTAATGACGGTCGCCCGGGTGGTCTGCTTGTTCTTCGCAGCGAGATCGCTGAGGAGGATAAGGACGAGTTGCGTTCACGTTTCCGTGGAAATATTGGTAGAGCGGGCGCTGTAGGCGTTATTTCTGCGGATGATGGGGCAGATTTCGTTGATACCGCTGCTAGCCCACGTGATGCTGCTTACATTCAGATGCGTACTATTACGAAAGAAGAGATTTTGGCAGCATTTGGTGTTCCTGAGTCGATTATTGGTAACTCTTCTAACCGTACTTTTGCAAATGCTTCTGAAGAGGGTAAGGTTTTCTGGATGGAAACTATGTCTCCTCATTTGGATTTGATTGCACGTTCGTTTGATAAGATTGACGATAGTTACTACATTGATTTCGATACAGGCAATGTTCCCACATTGGTTTTGGCTAGCCAGGAGCGAGCGATGCATCATTTGTCAGAGTTCCAGCAGGGTCTAATTAGTGTTAATGAGTATCGTCATGCGGTGGGCCGTAAGCGTGTTGATGGCGATATTGCTGATTCGTTGTTGGCTAATCCAAATCAGACGCCGATTGCGAATACTGAGAAGACGCAGGAGGAGATTGCTGCTGAGCAGGAGGAAGCGGCGGCGGCTGAGGGCGGTGCAGTTCCGACTAGTATTGCTCCTGGCGGCGGTGCTCCCGGTGCTGGTGTTGGTGAATCGTTGGATGCCCAGAGGTCTGCTGCGTTTAGTCAGGATGTTGCCGAGTTTAGTCCTGAGGTTGGCGGGTTTGTTCCTGCTGGCACTGTGCAGGGTACTGATAATATTGAAGCTCCTGCATCAAGAGTTCCTAGCGAATCCGCACTATAGTTTATATAATTACCCTTTTTTGAGTTTATATAAATACGCTCAAGTATCAACCATTGCCCCGATAACATATACTCAGGGCGCTCTTAGACCTTAAGGAGAGACATGACTTCTGCCGTTATGGAAAACGCATCAGAAAAGGAAGCCGACTTCACTTTTAAGGCTATTTCAGGTCAGATTGGCATTGATAAAGCCGAAGGTATTGTCGAAGCGTTTGTTTCAGGCATTGGTAATCGCGATTCAGTTGGCGATATTGTCATTTCTGGGGCTTTTAACGAATCTTTGAAGCGTCGCAAGCCCAGAGTGGTGTGGGGCCACGACTGGAATCAGCCTATTGGTAAAGTTCTGGAGATTTACGAAGTTTCTAGAAATGATCCAAGACTGCCTGAAAAGATGAAAAATGCTAAGATTGGCGGACTCTATGCAAAGGTTCAGTTTAACCTAAATACTGAACGTGGTCGTGAAGCGTTCGCAAATGTTGCATTTTATGGAAATGAGCAAGAATGGTCGATTGGTTACAAAACATTAACCGCCGATTACGATGCTGTTCAAAAAGCAAACATGCTTAAAGAAGTTGAATTATACGAGATTTCTCCCGTACTGCACGGCGCTAACCAGCTAACCGGCACTATTTCTGTAAAAGACGACGAAGAAGGTACAGTGACAAAAATGCACATGGATGACAGTGGAATGGACAAACCGTCAAACAGAGCGGACGCAATGTCATCAATGATTGGCAGCGCTCTTTCGCAAGCTCTTCGTAAGCCGGTAAAAATTATTAGTGTTGACGGAAACTCCGTCATCTTTGAAACTGGTGAGGACATGGCGTGGATGGCCACGTTCTCTATGGACGGCGACAACCTTATGGTTGGGAAGCCTACCAGAGTGAAGCCTACTGTATCGTACACGCCGGTTGGTGATTCGGCTCCTCCGTCGATGATGGTTAAAGGTCCTGAAGAGAAGGACGCTGAAGAGCCTGACGGTATTCGTGACGCCGAGGACGAGCACGGTACTTGGGCGACGCCAGACATTGCTTTGGCATGGTCGAAGACGTTTGGCTGTTCAGGAGTTCATTCACATGGTGGTGGCTATCTTCCTTGCGATACGCACGAGGAGTACCTTGAGGCCCTGAAGCGTTTTGATGGTAACGCTAATATCAATGTTCACAACAACTTCTTGGCTGGTGTAGAGGTCGAAGAGGCCAAGGATGCTACTGGCGGTTGTTCCTGTGGTACCGAGGAAAAGGGCCACGGCTACGGAGAGTCAAAGAAGCCTGAGTATCTTAAAGATCCCATGGCACTTCTTTTGATGGCTTACAACGAAATGTTGAAGCTTCGTGGTGCTGGCGAGCTTCGTGAGGCCACGCTTGAGCTTATTGCAGGGGTCGAGGAGTATTTGACTGAGGCTCCGATGTCTCGTCCGATGGAGCAGGGCGAAAAGGCTGTTTCTGGTTTCGTGGTACACGTTAAGTGCTCTGATGATGAGGCTCTTGATGTTTCGTCTGCGCTTTCGGCTGTGCCTGTTTTCTCCTTCAAGACAGATGAGGGCGTGGATGTTCACTTCTCTACGAAGATGGATCATGATGAACTTATGGTTAAGGTAGCGGATTCTTTGGCTACTTTGGAATTTGTTCCTAACATTAGCATTACTGAACCCATTGACACCGATGAGGGTGCTCAATAAGATACTCTATAAAGGATTTAGGAGTTTATAATGAGTGAAAATCTTAACGAAGACCTTCAGAAGTTTGAAGAAATTCAGGCGATGCTGGACGGTGAAGAGAAGGGCATGCAAGATGAAGAGAAGGGTGGTCCTTCTGTTTTCATGACCGATATCCGTTTCAAGGAGATGCAGGATGCTGGTGAGCTGATTTCTGAAGAGGCGTTTGCTGAGCTTTCGGAAGAAGAGCAGATGCTTATGGAGAAGGTTCTTGTCATGGACGAGAAGGGTGAGACTCCTATGGGGTGGATGTTCCGTTTCAAGTCGGAAGATGATGAGGAGACCGACGAGGAAGAGGCCGAGGAAGAGGCTGAGGAAGAAGCCGAAGAAGAGGCTGAGGAAGAAGCCGAAGAAGAGGCTGAGGAAGACGCCGAAGAAGAGGCTGAGGAAGAGGCTGAGGAAGAAGCCGAAGAAGATGAAGATGAAGCTGAAGATGAAGAGGTTAACGAAAAGGCTGCAGTAATCATGTCAATGATGCGTAAGCCTAAGAACGATAAGCCTTCAATTTTCTTGACCGATTCTCGCTTCAAGGAAATGATGGATGACGGCGAGCTGGTTTCTGATGAAGATTACGAAGGTCTTGATGAAGATGCTAAGGGAGCGTTTGAAGCTGTCGATGTTTACGAGGAAGGCACCGGCAAGGGCTATGGCCAGCGTTACCGCCGACGCAGCCCTCTTGAGCTGAACGCTATGCGCAAAGCCCAAGATGAGAACGCTGTTGAAGACGTGTTTGAAACTGCCGATGAAGCTATGGAACGTGCCGAAGCTCTCGGATGCGAAGGCACACATCGTGCGGGCAAGATGTTCATGCCCTGCGCTTCCCACGATGAGTGGATGGAGTTGAGCAAGAAAGAAATGGCTGCCAAGAAAGAACGTGAAGAGGCTCAGGCTGAAGCTGCTCGTGCAGCCAGACAAGCTCAAGCAGCCCAGGCTGCTCAGCAGCAGGCGCAGGGCGCTGGTCCTGCTCCCGCTCAGGCCCCTGCACCTGCAGGAATGCCTGAAGAGGGCATGAAGTCAGACGACTTCCTTTGCGGATTTAGCCGCAAGTCAGTTAATCAACCGTGCGATTTTTGTCAAGGAGGGTGTATGCCTACCGAAGATCTCCCTGGTTTAGGAGATATTGAGTCCCAGGTCAAGTCACTATATGAAGGTTCAGAGATTGTTGGCTCTGGGTATTCAACTGCAGACGATATCTTTGTTGTCGATGTTAAGCGTGCCGATGGTTCGTGCATTCAGGTTTTCCTGTCCGGTGAGGGCGAGGAGATGGGCTGGCTGCGCATTGATGAAGATGAGATTGATGCTAAGTCTGGTGAGGTTCAGGACATTGTCTCTCAGGCTGATGCTGAGGATGCTGCCGTTAAGGCTCTTGAGGATCTTGACATCAAGGGCGACGTGATGGGTGTTCTGGTCGATGTGTTTGCTAATCAGGATGTCTATGTCGTTGAGGTTGACACTGACGAGAAGAGCTACGATGTGTTCGTTTCTCCTGAGGGCAAGGTCCTTGGCTTTGATGAGTACGAAGTTGAGAATCCTTTCGACTACGACATGGACGAGGAAGATGAACTGAAGGCTCTTGAAGCTGAGCTTGAGATTAAGCGCATGTACTCCCGTGAACAGCGTGAGGCCATGGCTGAGTCTGGCGACGCTCTTCCCGATGGTTCTTTCCCGATTGCTGATGCAGCGGATCTGGATAACGCTATTCAGGCTTACGGTCGTGCCAAGGATAAGGCTGCGGCTAAGGAGCACATCATGAAGCGTGCTAAGGAGCTTGGTAAGGAAGACATGATTCCTGCTGATTGGAATGAGGAAGAGCCTGAGGCACCTGAGGCGGAGGCTGATGCTCCTGCTGAGAAGGAAGAAGACGTTGAGCTTATCAACGCTTTGGCTGAATTCCAGAACATGCTTGATGGTGAAGATTTGGCCTGATCCGGAAGGGGTTGTAGCTTATGAGACCCGCTCGCTTAGAGCAAGTGATCAGTCAGGCAAATGAGGCGTTATTTAATGTAGGCAGCAATGCTGTTGTAGGCGATAGTTGGCACGAAGATACGGTAAAATACTTTTATCAGGATGATGTGCTTGTAGAGTACGTCCCCTTGGACGATGGAAAGGCTTCTGATGATGGAAATTGAAACTCCTGAAATCGGGCCTTATTTTGCTAAGGTTGGTCCTGAAATTGGCCCTAACGCCGATCAGTTAACTGCTTTAACTCGTGGCCGTGGTCCTCGTCGTGGCAATCTTGAAGATCTGCTGAAGTATTGGCGTCCGATCATGAAGAAGCCGGGTGGCTTCCGTCGGTGTGTTGTTATCTTGATGGACAAGCCGCAGTTTGGTGGTCGGCCTCAGCGTATTTGTGCTTGGCTTCACCACGAGTTGACTGGTAAGTGGCCGAATGAGGGCAATCATCATGGCCGTGGCGGTAAGGGTAAGCGTAAGCGTCGTGGTAAGTTGACTCGTCGTGTTCGTTCTGCTGTTAGAAAAGCGAAGTCTGTTGATTTGAGTCGGCCAGAGTATTCTGGTTCTTCTTTGCGTTATGCTGTGAGTGAGTCTCGTGCTTATGGTGGTATTTTGGTTCAACCGATTGCTGGCCGTCAGAATGTTGTTGACATGAAGGCTGCTATTTTTAGGCAGTATTTGGATACGCCTGTTGCTGTTGAGAATGATGAGCTTTCTGTTAAGCGTGTAGGTATTTTCGGTTCGAACAGTCGCTTTGGTCAGGCAGCTCAGGCTGTCGGTTCTACTGCGCTGCCTGGAAATATCAGCCCTGTCAGGTCGCCTCGTTCTGCGCTGCGTTCCGGAATTTATCGAACGTTGACACCGGGTGGAGGTAGCGGTCGTGGCCGTCGTTTGGCGGGTGCGGGTCGTCGCCTATTGGGCCGTTCGGGGCGTGGTGCTCGTAACCGGTTCCGTTGTCCGCCTGGGTTTGAGAACGGCGGTACGTTCACGGATCGCCGTTTCAGTACTTGCGGTGCTCAGATTCTTGGTATTCCGAACTTTGGTCCGGGTTCGCTTCTTGGCGGTACGGGTCGTGCACTTGCCCGGTTAGCGAGAAACGCTGAGCTTATTTCGAGTATTGGCGATTTGCGGTCTCAGAAAAACCCTGGCGTGTTTATTCGTGCTGCGCAGATTCCGTCAACTCCGAAGAAAGTGAATGTTACTGCTAGAGCTTCTGGTGTGAACACTATTCTTAACGCTATTGGTGATACTCGTTGGAATATTCGAGTGTCCAAGCGAGACGGCGTGATTCTAGAACCCGTAGCCGGTTTGAGTTTCTTCGCTAACCAGACAGGCGACTTTGACGATGTTGTCGATGGTTCGCTAGTTGTTAGAAACACTGATGCTTCGTTTGACACTCCGGAAGTCATTGAAGCCGTACAGTCTTTGAACGCTGGCTTTAGAGATGTGTACTTTGCTATTCCTGAGGTTGGTGTTGTTCGTTTCGGTAGAGAAGGTGGCGAGCTTAGTCCTGCGGATCGTAGCTCACTAACTCGTGCCCTACCTACCCGTATTTCTCGTGACGCTGATCTTCCCGACCCGACTGCCGGTCTGCGAGGGTTCGCTGACGACTCTGGCGGCAAGTTCGTGGTTGAGTTCGGTAACCTCAACGAGCAGGGCCGCCTTACTGTTGAAAAGCCCGATAATACACTGGTTAAGGTACAGGGTCCTGGGGGTAAGGTTCTTCAGGTTCCTCAGTGGGTTTACGAAACGTTCTTGTCTCGTTCTGCACCACGTCGTGCTAAGGACGCCCCGATCTTTGAACTTGTTCCGGAGGGCAAGTCCGTAAACCCTTTTTTCATAACCGCAAAGGCGGTCCAACCCGATACACTCTATAAAGAGTATCAGGCGGATATTGCGTTTAAGGTGGACGCCTATAAGGATCAGGCGTATTTGGGTGGTGTGAACTTTAAACGTGTTCGTCCTGGCGGTGTTCCTTTGCGCCGGGCGTTGGGCGGGTTTGCTTCGGCGTTGGCGTTTTTTGATCCGTCGATTAGTCGTTATCGTTGTCCCCCTGGTTTTACTGGGGGCGGTCAGTTAACGAATATGCGGGGCACTACTTGTGGCCGTAGCTTGAATACTTCCACGATGTTGAGTTTGGGCAATTTGCAGGATGCTCGCGGTACGTTTGCCCGCAACAGACCTGGCTCGGGCCGCTTGGCTGGTGTCGTTGTAGATGATATCGAAGAGGGCAGTTTCAGGCAAAGTGTATTTAAGACTCAGGCTGCTCTTGATGAGGTTATGGAGGACTTTGACAAGTTGTCAGAGCGGCTTCCTCCTGTCGATCAGTTGGATAGGCTGACTCCTGTGAGCGCTCCTCAGTTGACTGATGATGTGCGTGCGGCTTTAGATAATATCGGCACAGATTTATTGGCTGCATTGAACCAGCTGAAGTTTGTAGATGGCAGCGAAGAGTTGGATGAGCCTTCGTGGGAGGCGCTGGCTTCACGATTGCAGGACATTGCCACGATTGAGGCGCAACGTCAGGCGTATCTAGATTTTTATGGTATTCGACTTAGAGATGCTCGTGCTGAAAGTAGAATTGAATCTATAGCTGAGCGTTTGGTCGATATTGCGAATAATCAGCGTGTAGCTACTACGGTTGATGAAGTTACAGAAGAGGGCGTGACGGCCCTGTCGGCGGGCGAGCGCGCAGAAGAACGCATTGAAGCTTTGATAGATTTGAACGATCAAGATGGCTTGTGGGACGTGGCAAGCATGGTTGATTATGCTGATCTGCTTGACCAGTTACCGATGCCTGAAACTGATGAGGAAGATCGCAGGTTGGGGTTTACGCAGGCGCAATTCCGTGATGCCATGGTGAATCAGGTATCGAAGTATGTGGCGAAAGTTGATGAGGATCCGGATAGTCTTTCTTTGGAAGAGTACTCGTATTTGTCTTATGCGTTAGGGCGGATTGCTGAGACGGAAGGATACGGCCCCGATCGCAGAACGTTAAGCATGGCTTATGACAACATTTACGATTTAACGGCAGACAGAAGAAGGCGCGAGTTAGGTCAGTTGGATCGGCCAAGTTCTGAAAGATCTGAAGAGGCTTTGATTTACCTCATCACGTCTACTTCAGAAAACGAGTATCTTGATAATGTTGACGATTATGCGGCACGCATGGTTGACCGTGTTTACGCTCAGTTAAATGCTTCGGAAGGCGATGCGTACGATCTTTTCACTAAGAACGTTGTCATGGAAAAAGAGCTTGAGAGAGTGTTGAGACATTTTGTTTTTAATGTAGACAACGTGAGCATGTATGAATCAGTTGCTGATGTCAGGATTCGTGATATGTTTAGGCGTGCCGATGCTGCTGGATTAACTTATTCAGCAGAAGATAAAGCAGTGACTGAACGAGTTCTGAAAGACACGATCTCTCATATGAAGCGTGGTTTTGAGTTGCAGCGTGTTAGCTCAAACATGTCTAGAGCGGGCGAGGATCTGGACAGATTGTATAGTCAGTTCTTAGATAACGATCGAGATATTGAGAGACTTGCCAGAAGTATTAGTGATCGTGAGTTTGTGGTCGCTATGGCATCTTTGCAGATGTCTATTGATAACTTGTATGGGGTGGACGGCGCAGAACAAAATTTGGCGGCTTTGATTGCTTTCAAAACAGAATTTAGAGATGCCCGTGCCAAATCAATAGGCGATGTTGCTGGAAAAATTAATTATGTCGTGAATGACCCTGATTTGCTGCCTGGACCAAACGATGTTCCTGTCTGGCAGGTTGCTATCCGGGAAAGGAAGAAAGCAAGCACGCAGGGAATTCTGACGTTTGGGCTTTCGGGGCTAACACCAGAGGAATATGATGTTTCGCTTCCGGGTGAAACACCTCATGACACTTTAAATCGGCTTCAGTCTGAAGGAAAACTAGGCGAGTGGGCGATGAAGCTGTTAAATGCGTCTGATACAAAAGATGCTAGAGATCGCAGCAAGCGTACGATCGTAGCTGCGTATGACGCTAGAACAGATGACGATAGACCAGTAAGGGTTGAGATTGATAATGTGTCAAATGTAGACAGTGTTTATATTGGTACATACGGTGAATTGGGTTTGGTTTCTGATTTCTATGTGACGGTATTTGATGAGGACGGGAATGAGTTAACTCGTCAGAAGGTCAGCCCCACGGGTAATGTGGTACGTACTTTAGCTTTCTCATCTGATGGAGGTTATAGCGTACAGCACGACTATGTAGTTGTAAACTCTAGAGATAATCCAGAGTTTCCTTTTTCAGTGCCTTTACCTGATGGCAGTATTCTAAAGTTGGACAATAGAAAGCGTGGAATTTCTGATATGCTTAACGCTAGATACTTAGGTATGGCGTTTGCTGCGGGCTTTAAAGAGAATCATAAGCTTGATGTGGGTTGGGACGGTAAATACGTTTGGCCGAAGAAAGGTGTCCGTTCTACCTCGGAGTATAAGATTAAAAATCTGAATTTAGCGTTTAGGGATTTGGTTAAGAACTATGACGGGGCTAAAGACGCTATAGATAAAGGTCAGTCGTTGTCTCGTTACCAGATTACTGCATTGCTGGTTTTCAACGGAGACGACAGTAAGCGAGATCGTGTAGCCTCGCTACTAAATCAAAATTTGCAGCTCGGTGATGAGAAATTTAAAGACTGGGCACAGCATCCTGAATTCATACAAGCTTTGCGGCCTGAGACTGGTAGCAAACATGAGGGCCATGTTGTGAAGTTGTTCAAAGACTCTTATATATCATTTAACAATGCTGAGGCCCTCGCTTTGATGGATGAAGTCAATGACTTTATTCCGGCAGGTTCTGGTAGTAGAATAACATCTGTTGATGAGATTAATAATTTGGGTAGTTATGCAGATAGAAGCAATCAGAATCTTGGTGAGTTTGCGCTTGGTGAAGGTGTTATTGATCTTTCTTCGGCAGACATTAATGAGATAGGGTGTTAGGATGTCTGATTTTTCTACACAGAGTTTTATTACTAACAAAATAATTGAACAGATTTCTGAAAAGCTTTTCTGTGAGGTTCATCCTAAGCGTCCACGTAAACCTAATGGGGTGGCTCAGCGTTATAGTCCGAACTATCGTTCGGATATGGCTCCGGATCGTGAGCCTAGCGGAGCGCCTAAGGTCATTCAATCCACGGCGATTACTGATATTGAGGCTGCTGTAACGCATGTTTCTGGTCAGAATGGTTCGCTGGGTGCGGTACCTGACCAGCTTTTAGCCGAGACGATTGTGCAGGATATTGCCAATGGAAGTGGGCGTTTTGAAACCATTTCGGATCAAGCAGGGATGTTGAAGGTTCGGGATACGTCTAATGGGATTGTGTATGGTTTGAAGAGGTATGATGGTAACGATACTGTGGCAGATTCTGGCCGTGTAGAGATTTTGGCTTCTCGTGTTGCTGAAGAGTTTGGGTTTGCTCAGGGCCGTATTCGTGTTGCTAGTGACCTGGGCGAGAATGGGTCGTTTGCGGTGTTGATTGAGATGCCTGATTCGGTTGTAGCTGGCGATACTCGTGACTTAGTTCCGGCGCAAAGTTTGTCAGAGGCTGATACGGATGACGTGGTTCGTATGGTTTTGATGGATTTTGTTTTGTCTAACCCGGCTCGTAGTCCTTTGGACATTATGGGTTCTTCGGATGATGATGGTGTAAGTTTGCATCCGGTTTCGCATTCTGGGCATTTTATAGGTGTTGAGCGGAGAGATCGTCAGGGTTTGCAACGGTTTGTTGAGGATGCTGTGGAAGCTAACCATCCGGCTGTGGTGGAGTTGCAGCGTAGGTTGGGTAGTGATGATCGGGAGAAGGTTTTAGAGTCGTTGCAGCGTTTGTCGGCGCAACTTAATGATGAGGGAAATATTGCTGGTCTTAAACGTTTTATGGCCGATACTGGCAGGTTACCGACTTCTAATAGGGACGGTATGCGTAGTAAGCATGATTCGGTTTCGGATCGGATGGCGACGTTGCGTTTGGTTGCCCCTGAAGAGATATTAGATTTGTTAGATGGTGCTGAAGCTCCGCAGCGTTCGGGCGCTAGTGTAGTTGGCGGTACAGCCCCTAAAAGTGCTGCTGCTAGAAGTCAAGATTTTTCTGCTTTAAAGGCTAGAGAGAAGAAAGCGGTTCTTGCTGATATTGTAAAGTCAATGCCTCATCTTGAGCAGGTACTTGGCTTAAACCTGACATATAAGAGTAGTGGTGGTAAAGGCAGTAAACGCAAGGCAGGTAACTTGCGTAATTTACGTGAAGATCAAGTTGAAGAAGCTTTAGAATCTATTATTTCTCACTTTGAGGGAAATATTGATTTATTGTTATCTCAAACTGCGCCGGGTTATGATAGCCCAATGTTAGTTGATGGGCAACTCACTGATGCTGCAAAAGAAACTCAGGCTTGGTACAGTGTGGCAAACAATTTGGCAGGGAACATGGCGGATGAGTTGGGTATTCGCCCAGAAACGGCTGCTGCACTACTAGCCATATTTTCAGCGGGAACTGACTGGAGAGACAATGTTGCGTTAGCTGTCCACGCTGCTAGAGTGTGGAAGCAAAATGATGTTATTGATGAGTTTGCTGCGAAAAAAGTTCAAGACTCTTATTTAAAAGCGAAGAGGAATGGTCTCAAGTATAAAAAAGGTGAAGCCCTAGTTGAAGCTGAAGCACACGTTGCTGATATTGAAAGTTTATCTCCTGCTGAGTTTATGGAAGGCTTGGGTGGGGAAGCAGGTAAGCCACTACAGGATCAGGGTGGTGGGTTTGTTTCGGTGTATTTGCGAAGTAAGGTAAAAGATTTTGGTGGAGAAGGCGGCTTAAAGAAAGTAGGGATTACTCCTTCACAATCAGGTGATGGTTCCTACTCGTTGACTATGCTAGATGGCGACGCTTCGACTGGTATGCATAGTACCTATAAATTCAGAGGTGCTGAGGAAAAGTTTTTCAAAAAATTTGGAAAAGCTTACAATCCTAATAAAGCATCTGCGGCAGAAAAAGAATTTTTTGAAGAGGCTCGTCAGGGCGCATCTACTTATGAAAAAGCTTTTCGTTTATTAGCTGCGGATGAAGCCAGTAAAGACATGACTACCCAAGAATATGTGACAACGCATATTTCAGGCGAGTTAGGGACTGATGCTAAAGTTAGGTCATTTTATAATAATATTGTAGATCCTGCAGACACTCGCTTTCAGAGCTTAACTGCTGATACCCATCATTTCAATGCTGTGTCGCTTATACCGGCGGGCGGATCGTTTACAATAACTAAAGAAAATAACCCTGCGCCGTGGAAAGATCGTATAATTCCCAAAAAGGGTATTGAAAGCATCTCCTCTATGTTCGCTACTAAATCTACCACGGGCGGTTTCAGTGGCGGGTATTGGCTGGCTAGAGAAGCCGCCTTGCGCAAAGCCGCTGAATATGGTATTTTACCAAGAGAAATGCAGTCAATTTTGTGGGAGCAGCAACGGAGACTGTGGATAAACTCAGATTTGAAAGATGGTGTCGCTGAAGATATTTATAAGACTCTTAGAGAAATGGGTGTTATAGATGAAGAACAGTTTAGAGCTTTGTACTTACAGAAGTACGCTGAGGCTGTAGGCGCTACGTTACCGACTGAACAATATACTGAGATTGAAGATAGAGCAGGACTACTGACTGGACTAATGTGAGCATGAGTACTTTTAATGAAAATTCTTTTGTAGAGGTAGATTATTCTGATTTTTCTTCAAGGGCTGACGTTGAATTAGGGATGGAGCAGCTTAGAGACGAAGAGTTGGGGGAAGACGAACTAGAAGTTGACTATCCTAACTTAATTCAACATTTTAGAAACGAAGGTTTCGAGAGTCTTGCTCGAAAGTATGAGCAACTCATGGAAGAAATGGAGCAGTCAGATGGCTAAGCGATACAACTTCTCCTATGATGGTAAACCTTACGGTTACGTCGTTTTTGAAAATGGTGAACTAATCGACATGCAGTTCTATGATCCTCAACTACACTTAGATATGACTCAATGGGCAGAAGGTAAAAATTTCACTAGCATTAGAGACCTAGTGGGTCGTGGTGCAACCATGTGGAACATTGAAGAGGTTAACGTATGAACGAGACATACTACAAGACAACAGATGATGCTTTCGTTATTATCCGAGTGCAGGACCCTCGGTCAGCTGAGGCGCATTCAACTATGCATAGTCAGGCCAAGGTCGATCGTGCGTTTGCTGAGATAGAGAAGCTTCGTCCACTTGATGTCCCCATGTTTACTGAGCAGCGTCTCAGGTTCTTCTTTCCCGAGCTGTCTGAGATTGACAGGTCAGAGTATTCTGAGGCGTACACAAACATTGATGAGTTTAACGCTCAGGCGATGTTGACTAAGCAGCGCATTGAGGCCATACCTGATAGCGAGTTGGCAGATTACATCTTTTTCTTTTCGATGAACACTCGCTTGATGACCCCTGCCGATGTTGATGCTTTTATGGAAGCTATCTTTTTCGGTTGGGGCATTAATATCAACATGCCCGGGGCGGAAGCGGATATTGACGACGCTACACAGCGAGAGATACTAGAATATAGTTATGCGATACTGAACAAGGTCGAGAAAGAACAAAACCCTAAGTACGCTTATGACTTTATCAAACTAACCGGCGGGACGGTTCCTAGCGAAGAGCGAGGAAAGTGACATGGCTAAAGATCCATTAGAAGAACAAACTGTCCCTACCGAAAAGATGGCGAAAGAGCTGTCGAAGATTTTGGGTTGTTCTGGGGCGCACAAAGTGGGTGAGGATGCTTGGGGGCCTTGTGAGTCGCCCAAGGATCTTAAGAAGCTTATTGCTGTCGGCAACCCGGCTTTTCGTGAGTGGAAGAAGCGTCAACAGAAGAAGAAAAACTTCTACGACTTTTTAGAGTTGAAAGCGAAGGGTAAAGGGAAGAACAAGTTCCCGACTCGTGAAGCTGCAGAACAGGCCGCAAGCAAGATGGGGTGTGCCGGTGCACATCAGACCCGGCAAGGGGTTTGGGCGCCGTGTATGACTCCTGAAGATTACAATGCGGCTCATGGCCATTTGAGTGTCGGGGGTTCTCCGGTTTTGCGTTTGAAGCGACCAACTCGTCGTGTCGCTACAGATTTGCGGGCCTGGGAGAAACTTCGGGAGCGTGGCCCACGTGGTATTGAGACGTTGCCGGGTGGTGGTTTGGTTTCGGCTAAATCCGTGACGGCTTCTGATTCGTTCACTCCGACGAAAGGTATGATTGCGGAAGCGAAGCGTGCGTTGGAGTGGCGTAAAGAATTTAAGCGTGGCGGCACTGCTGTAGGTATTGCTCGTGCTAGAGACATTGCGAATGGTAAGAATCTTCCGTATAAGACCGTGAAGAGGATGAAGGCGTTTTTTGATAGACACCAGTCTGACGCAAAAGCTGACGGGTTTAGACCGGGCGAAAAGGGCTTTCCCTCGAATGGTCGAATTGCTCACGCTTTGTGGGGTGGCGATGCGGGATATACATGGGCGAAGAATATTGTGGCTCGTGTAGAGGGTACTGAGAAGTCGTTTAATTCGATTGAGGAAAAACGTTTTTATACTCGTAGTCGCCGGATGGAGTATGCGAAGCGTGGTTGGGCGTTGCCTGATGGTTCGTTCCCGATTCGGGATGTTGGGGATTTGCGTAACGCTATCCAGGCTTATGGTTTGGGTAAGGATGCTGAAGCTGCGAAAAAGCATATTATGAAGCGTGCTCGTGCTTTGGGCCGTACCGAGTTGATTCCTGAGAATTGGAAGACTCGTCAAAAGGCTGCTAGACGTTATGGCCCGAATGATCCTAAGACGCCTGCGAAGCCTTCGGAACGTATCCGTGGTTCTAGACGAAATAAGCCGGGGACTGCTTCTAATACGCTGGGTGGGATTGAACTTTCTGCTACGGTTGAGGCTTCGTTGAAAAACAAGGTAAAAGAGCATAATGAGAAGATGGAGAAGCGTAACAAGCCTGAACGTAAGGTGACGTTAGGTATGCTTAAGGCCGTGTGGCGTAGAGGCGCCGGTGCTTTCTCAGCTACTCACCGTCCGAAGATGGGCCGTCAGCAGTGGGCGATGGGCCGTGTCAATGCATTCTTGAAACTTGTGTCTAGCGGTAACCCGTCGAATCCTAAGTACACGACCGATAACGATCTTCTCCCTAAGAAACATCCACGTAGAACTAAATCCTAAGCTAGTGGATTTCATTTTTGCTATACATTAGACTATTACTTGTAACAGTAGCTGCAGAAACTTAGAAAAGTTCCCGTGATTTACTTTACGTTGATGATAGCATAATATTTGACCGGTGTTACCACATTGTGTTGGGTCGCCTGTCATTAGACAGTAAAACATGTTAAATACCTTAAGGAGATAAACATGAGTTTTGATGAGAGTCGGCTCAACGAGGTCAAGACTGCTCTGTCAGCTAAGATGGCTGAGCAGCAGGAGATCGTTGATTCGATGCAGGTGGAAGGCACCACTGTTATCGCTGATGCGGAAAAGAAGGCTGCTTTCCAGTCAAACATGGCTGAGATTAACGAGATGAAGAGCCTCATTGAGGGCATGACTTCACTTCGTGACGTTTCGGCTTGGTCCTCAGAGGCCGAGTACAAGTCAGTTGCTGCTGAGGTAGCTGCTGGTGTTGAGCGCGAGGTTGCTGCTCATCACAAGTCAGTTGGTGAGGCTTTCCTTGCTTCTGACGAGTTTAAGTCACTTCAGGGCGGCAAGGCTGGCGTAAACATGGTTGCGCCTTTCCAGGCTAAGTCACTTTCCCAGAAGGACATTTACTCAGGGCTGCCCACGGGCGATCCTGATGCTTTTGGTGCTGTTGAGCGTGACGGAATTGTCCCGATTGCTCAGCGTCGTAGCCGTGTTCGTGACCTTTTCCCGTCACGTACCACCAATGCCGCCGTTGTTGAGTATTTCCGTCAGAGTGGCTTCACGAACAACGCTTCAGTTGTTCCGGAGTACTCCAGCGGTAACTTTGGTGCGAAGCCTCAGTCAACGATGACCTTCGTTGGTGAGCAGGCTCCGGTCCGTACCATCGCTCACTGGGAAGCTGCCCACCGTAACGTTCTTGCCGATGAGCCGCAGCTGCGTTCAATCATCGACAACGAGCTTCTTTACGGTCTTCGTCTTCACGAGGACGAGCAGATCCTGAACGGTGCTGGTACTGGTGAGGACCTTACTGGTGTCCTCAACACCTCAGGCATTCAGACCTACTCATGGTCATCGGGTGAAACCTCACCTGTCGCTGACACCAAGGCCGATGCTCTCCGTCGTGCGGCTACTCTGGCATACCTTGCCTACTACGAGCCGACCGGCATCATCGTCCACCCGTCAGATTGGGAAGACATCGAGCTGACCAAGAACTCGCAGGGCACCTACCTGCTTGCTATGTCAGTTGCCGGTGGCGCTGAGTCACGTGTCTGGCGTATCCCCGTCATCGACACTCCTGCTATTGCTTCAGGTACCGCTCTTGTTGGTGCTTTCGGTACTGGCGCTCAGCTTTACGACCGTGAGGCTGCTACGATCCGTATTTCGGAGCAGCACTCAGACTTCTTCGTCCGCAACGCCATCGTGGTGCTTGCTGAAGAGCGTCTGGCTCTCGCTGTCAAGCGTCCGGAGTCGTTCGTCAAGGTCACCTTCGACGCCGCTCCGAGCTTATCCTAGTCCCTTCGGGGTAGTTGGATAAGTTGAGAACCCCCGGTCCTTTGGGCCGGGGGTTCTCTTATTGGCCCCTCGGCTTCGGTCGGGGGGCCTTTGCTATAATAAGCCCATGCCTATATTCGATGACGACGACATTCCGTTCCCTGCGTGGACGCAGCATGATGTTGATTTGTTGGAGGCGATTGATCCGTTCCTGCTGTATGGGTTGACGAATGTTGTCGAATACCTTGTGACCCGTAACGGCATGGTAGATAATGAAAAGTTTGATCTGCTACTGTTGATGCATGCTGTGGCAAATAAAGATTCCAGAGAAGACATTTATTCGTTGGATGAAACTGAGGCTGTTATTGGGGTCGCTAGCGAGTTTTGTTTACTGGACTGTTTGTATGATCGGCAGTCTCTTGAAGCGGTAGAGCTGCAGGATAACGGTGTGTTGTTTCTTGCTTTGAACGAGTCGAATGGTGCTGCTTTGGATGCGGCTGTGTGCTTGTCTGGCAGAGCTTCTTCCATGTTTCGATACGATGCTGTGCGGCCTTCGTTGGCGTTGTTTGGCGAGTGGGAAACTATTTCTGGCGTGATATTACAATCTTTGTTGACTATGGGTCAGACATCCACTAAGATAGGTTTCCTAGTCGAGTACTTGAAGGCTAGTAAGAATATCCCTCTAGATGATTTGTTACTGATTGGAATTTTGTTAAAGCTTGCAGAAGTTGGTTTGTTTAACATCTATTTAGATAACGAATCAGATGGAGTCCTTTCCATAAATACTCAAGCGGCGGGCATCTTCCTGTTGTTCTCCAACAGAGAAGATTTAGCTAGGCGGCTAGCTGAACTGACAGAATAATCTGTAGCAAATAGGTTTGATTTCTTCCAATCTCGTGATAACTTGACGCCGGAAGATACTTCATCCGCCCTAGAATACTAAAACCACCTCTTTTCAGAAGACCCACTAGACCACAAGGAGAACGTACTGTGGACCCCTTTTTTATTTCCGATGACCATGCCGCCTCATACGCCGACAAGATGCCGCCGTGGGGATTCAACGGATTAGGCTATATTGTTTACAAGCGAACCTATGCCCGTCCTATTTTTGAGGGCGACACAATTGTTCGTACTGAGGAATGGCACGAAACGATTCAGCGTGTCGTTAACGGTGCCCAGGATATTGGGGCGCAGTTGTCGGAAGATGAGGCTGTCCGTCTGTATGACTACCTGTTTAACTTGAAGGCGTCTGTGGCGGGTCGAATGCTTTGGCAGCTGGGTACCCCGAACAACAAGCGTCTGGGTGGCGACAGTCTGGTGAACTGCTGGTTTGTCGATGTTCAGAAGCCCACGGATTTTTCTTGGGCTGTTGAGCGGTTGATGCTCGGCGGCGGTGTTGGTTTCTCTTGTGACCAGCCTGAGCGTCTGGGTGTTGTGCGTTCAGCGTGGGTTGAGCATCATGACGCTGACGATTCTGATTTCATTGTGCCTGATACCCGTGAGGGTTGGGGCGAAGCGGTACGGAAGGTCTTTGAGTGCTACTTGGGCGACGACGACAATCCCCGCAAGATGACGTACGCTACTCACTTGATCCGCAAGGCCGGTGTGCCGATTAAGACGTTCGGCGGTACTGCTTCAGGTCCCGAGATTCTCGTTTCGGGTATTGAGAAGATTTGTGCTGTCCTTGACGGCGCTGTCGGTCGCACGCTGACTTCAGTTGAGGTTCTTGACTGCATGAACATCATTGGCTCTATCGTTGTTGCCGGTAACGTTCGCCGCAGCGCTGAAATTGCTGTTGGCCGTCTAGACGATGAAGATTACCTGATGGCGAAGCGTTGGGACCTTGGTGAGATCCCGATTGAGCGAGCCATGTCAAACAACACTGTTTTCGTTTCTCCGGAACAAATGAAGGACATGCCGGAGCTTATCTGGGAAGGTTACAAGGGTAACGGTGAACCGTACGGGTTCTTCAACCTCGAAGCTTCACGCCAGTTTGGACGTATGGGTGAAGAGCGTCCCGATCCGTCGATTGTGGGCGTTAACCCTTGCGCTGAAATCCCGTTGGCGAACCGTGAGTCTTGCAACTTGTCTGAGATTTTCTTGCCGATGATTTGCTGCCAGGAAGAGCTTCAGGACGTAGCACAGCTGCTTTACAAGGTTCAGAAGGCGACAGCGGCGCTGTCTTACCTTGACCCTGCTTCAGACAAGATCACGTCAACAAACATGCGTCTCGGTCTAGGTATCACTGGCGTGACGCAGGCCATGGAAAAGATTGATTGGCTGGACGATACCTATGTCGCTCTGCGTGAGTTTGATGCCGAGTGGTCGGAAGAGCGTGGCTGGCCTGAGTCTGTTCGTCTCACCACGATCAAGCCTTCTGGCACGTTGAGCCTTCTTCCGGGTGTGACTCCTGGCGTTCACCCTGGGTTTAGCCAGTACTTTGTCAAGCGTATGCGTATGGCATCTACCGATGTTCTTGTCAACTACTGCAAGTCGAAGGGCTTCTACGTTGAGCCTCTCCGCAACTTTGATGGTTCAGAAGATGACCGGACTGTTGTTGTAGAGTTCCCGTGTGCGTTCCCTGACGGGACGATCGAAGCTAAGGACATGACTGCGATTGAGCAGATGGATCTCGTCCGTCGTCTCCAGAGGGTGTGGGCAGACAACGCCATTTCGGTGACTGTCTACTACAAGAGCGAAGAGCTTGATGGTATCCGTGAGTACCTTGCGGAGCATTGGAGCGAGATGAAGTCTGTTTCGTTCTTGCTGCACAGCGAGCATGGTTTCGATCAGGCTCCGATGGGCGAGTTGACGAAGGAAGAGTACGAGCATGTACTCAGCACTACGTCACCTCTTGGCGAGAAGCTGTCGGGTTCCACGATCATGTCGGATGACGAGTTCGATGCAGAATGCTCTACCGGAAGTTGTCCCGTGAGATGACCTAGTGTCGCAGTAAGCGCCACTCGTACATTTACATGCTATAATAATATCATGATGTATGTATCTGGAAAAGAAATGAAGACTTGTCGTAAGTGTAACGAACTGTTGCCCTTGGATGAGTACTGGAATAACAAACGCAACAAAGACGGTAAGAATTCTTATTGCATTGCTTGTTGCAAGAAAAAGTGGAATGAGAAGCCGGGGCGACCTCGTAAGGGGCGGGCAGAGTACGTGCCTCCTACAGAGAAGTTCTGTAAAGGGTGCGATCAAACTCTGCCTGCCTCTTCGTTTGATGCGCGGCCCGAGCGTGGTAACGGGCAGGCTCTTCGTGCTCGCTGCAAACAGTGTAGCGCAAAGGCACATGATGCTTGGCGTGAGAAGAACCCCGGCGCTTCTCGTGTCAGAAACCTAAAATCAAAGTATGGTATTTCTGAAGATGAGTACATGGAGATGCTTGATAAGCAAGGTGGCGGTTGCGCCTTGTGTGGCTCCACGGAGTCTAAGTGGGCCACAAGTCCGTGGCTGCATGTAGATCACAACCACGACACTGGCGAGGTGCGTGGGCTGCTTTGTCACATTTGCAACATTGTTGTCGGTGGTATTGAGAAAACGCCCGAGATGGATATCGACAAGCTGCTAACATGGTGTGGTCGATAACGGGATATTATAATACGCAAAGTTGCAATCTGTCGCAATTTGGGAAGTTAAAGTATTTGTGTACCGGCAAATTTGACTAACCCCGAAGGAGGAGATTGTGTTTATCGGCTAACGTGCCGGTAGCCGTAAAAGCAATCGCACGTCTAGGGCGGGGTTTGGTCAGTTTGACTGAACCCCGCTTTTTACGTTATGATATGAATATGGCTTTTTCTTTGAGGGATTTAAGGCTTAATGGTGTGCAGCACGAGTTGCTTCTTGTTGCGGCTTGTTGTAAGCATGGTTTAGCGGAGACTGTTCCGATTGATGATGAGAAGCGGCTTTCTTTACCTGCAGCAATTGCTGTCTTTGTTGGTTTGATGCCAGAGCGCAACCTGTCTAATAATTTTGACGAACTGTTAGATAAGATACCAGCTAACAGGAGAGCTAACTTTATCAGGTGTTGGGAAGCTATTGAGATGTTTGTTGGGGAAGACATCGTGGATTGGTCTGAGCGGGTTGGCAGTGAAGAGGCGTACAAGACTATTAAGTCTTTAGCCGGTGAGGTAGCTAACGCTAGGCTGTATAAGCCACGTTAGTTTATGGGGTTTGCTTGACATGGTGGTGGGGCTTTACTAAGATACCACTATGAGGCATGAACAACGATGGTATAAGCATTACGAGGCCCTATGCGCATATGAGAAACGCTATGGTGACGCTATCGTGCCGACAGATCACGTAGAGTTTTTAGACTCTGGTGAATGTATCAGTTTGGGTAATTGGGTTAGTTACATGCGGACGAGATACAGGCAGAACGCATTGGCTGTTAACCGGATTCAGTTATTGGAAAGTCTTTCTTCTTGGACGTGGGGTCCTGTTAGACCGGGACCGAAGTCGAAGGATTTTATTGCAGAAAGAAATAGTCAGATTTATAGTGAGTACGCTAACGGTGAGACGTTAGCTAAGATCGGTGCTCGGTATAGGTTGTCCCGTCAGCGGGTTCATCAGATAGTAAAGGAATATGAAAATGGCAAATAGGCAAGGTGTTGAAGATTGGAGCCGGTTCACCGGCAAGCTTTCGACAGAGTTAGAAGAGAACGTTCAGCAGGTAGTCAAGCAGGCAGTGCTTATCACGGTTTTGCAGAGTATTTTCGGTTTTGCTTTTCTTGCAGGCACGGGCGCTTTGGGCCTGATGTTTTTAAACAGCATTGCTAATTCTGCATGGCCTAACCTGATGGCGTTCCGACCCGGTATTGGTTACACTGACGCTTTTCTAGTTTCATCTATTCTCTGGATTTTATTTTCCGTGAAGCTGAGCATGTCGAAGGGTGCGAAGTCATGACAGTAATTGACGATTTGTTGACGTGGGAAGATCATGCGTTGACACATATTGACAGCGTGTGGAAGGCCGAGTCGGCCCAGGTTACTACGGTGGAAGACATTCGGGAGTATATTGATTCGCTTATTGAAACCTATTTTGTCGGCAATAAGGAGTTGGTTGATCCTGAGGTTTGGTTTCAGCTAGCGGTGATGACCAAGCATGCTGATATTTCGCTAGAAAAGGATTTTGTGTGGCGGACGCTATGCAATAAGCAGCGAGATTATGGTTCCGAGAACATTCTCAGGTTTGGGCATCGTGGTCTGATTGTTCGTCTCCACGACAAGGTTGCACGTTTAGAGAATCTGTTGGATTCTGGCCGTCTGCCTGAGAATGAGGCGGTGGAGGACACTTATCTGGACATTGTTGGCTATTCCACGATTGGTTTGATGCTTTTGGATGGTAGCTTTTTGAAGCAAATGGCAGATTAGGATTAATGCTGTTGCTGGATACGGTATCATAGTATCAGTATTGTTTTTGGATTGGGGCTGTTATGGCTGTGGTTATTGAGGGTGTCGGGAAAGTTAAACCTGACGATAAGCTGGATGGTAAAAGCGACCGGGAACTTAATCGAATTCTTACGTCTTTGCGTGCTTTACGAAAGAAGAATGGGAGCCTGACAAAAACCCAGCAGAGTATTTTTGATAACGCTAACGATATGAAGAATCTTCGCAAAGAGTGGCGACAAAAATACAACAAAAAGGGCGCTAACTTAACGGGCGCTACGGTAGGGCAGCTTAAATTTAATAGGACCCCCGAACAGGTAGAGCGTTTTCTTGCACAGCTAAAAGCGGACCAAAAGAAAACCGCCGCAGCTAAGAGAGCTGCTCGTAAAAATACCGGCAGACCGCTTTAGGGAAAGTAGGCGATGATGGCTCTTATTACAGTCTCTGATATTACCACCTACATGGACATTACGCTCACGAACACTCAGGAAAACGCTGCCGAGTTTATAATTGAAGGTTTACAGTCTGAGTTAGAGGCGTATTTGCGTCGCCCTGTCGAGCAGACTGAGTTTACAGAAACGTATCGTGTTCCTGATGTTGGTCGGGGTGTTGTAAATCAGCAGTACTATTACAATTACACTACGGATCCTGCTTCTATGTTGACTTCTCCTGGGATTATTTATACGCCTATGTATACGTTGTATTTGGATAATAGTCCGGTTGTTTCGGTGTCTTCTGTTTCGATTACGCCTGCTTCTGCGTCTGCTACGGCGACGGCTCAGGTTGCGGAGCGTGATTATGTGACTCGTGATTATGGTATTGATTTGTTTAATGCTTTTGCGAATGATCGCATTGAGGTTACGTATACGGCTGGGTTGGATGGTCCGAACATTAAAGCGTTTAAAATTTTGATGTTGCGGGCGGCGACTCGTGAGATGCAAAACATGCATGATGATGTGGTTGGTTTGAAGGATTTGACAACGAGGAATGTCGCACCGTTGGAGACTGGTTTTTCTGATAGGGAGTTGTTTACTCTTCGGAAGTATCGCCGTGTAAGGGTTGCTTGATATGGCACGTAGAAGAAAAAGGCCGATTCTGACGTATAGTGTCAAAGTTGACAAGCGGGAAATGACTAAGCATTTTAATGCTATGCGTCGCCGTTCTGCAAAAGGTTTCAAGTCGCAGTTTGAGTGGGCAGCTACAAGGGTCAAACGTCAGATTCGGGAAGATTTTCGCAATAACGGTCGTGGGACATGGACCGTACTAGCGCCTGAAACTGTTGCATGGAAAATAGAAGAGGGATATGGCAATAAAGGTGTGCTTGTTAGAACTGGCGATTTAAGAAAGAGCCTTACTGTTGACAATGCACGAGGAGCGGTTAGAGAGTATAAGTCGCATAGTATGAAGTTTGGTACGGATTTAACGAGAGATGGGATTGATGGTAGAGTTGTTCCGTATGCAAGTTTCATTCAATACGGTACAAGTAAGATGCCTGCTCGACCGTTCTTGTTTAATTTTGGCGAGCCGAAGGGCCGTCACTTCTCTTCAAAGCTGGGTTCTGCTATTGCTGAGAGAGTTATTTACGGTGGTTCGGTAGGCAAGTACTATACTTGGTTGAAGAAGACGGGTCTGTCTGGTCCTAATATTCCGTATTGGAGCAAGACGTACAGCGGCAGCGATTTGTTAGGACAGTAGGTGTTTGAATTATGATGAGTGGAAGCCGTTTGGCTAAACAGTTTGTTACCAATTATTTAGCAGCAGATCTGCCTTCTAGGTTGGTTGCTTACAGGAACCATTGGAACCTGAGCGCCAGCCAGTTGCCTGATCCTCGTTTGTATGTTAGCCATGAGCCGTTTCAGCTTGATAGATGGCCAACCATTATTACTATTGTGATGAGCACCGATTCTATTAACCGGACTGCTTATACTTCCGCATTTGATCCTGATTTGCAGGTTGTGTATGATATGCGTACCTATGTTTGGGTTCGGGATGCTGGTGCACAGACTGTCACTGATCAACGAGATAACTTGACAACCGTTGTTCGTGAAGCGTTGATGGATCATCCTTCGCTTTCTGCTTACGATTCTGACGTGCCGTGTTCACCCAAGATTGATGAGGGGACTATTGTCGAGCAGTTCTCTGATTTGACTTTGATTAAAGGTGAGCGGTTACTGGCGGGGTCATACATAGGTTACTCTTTAACCCTTGAAGAAGTTCTGACCCGCACTCCATTAGGCATTATGCAGTCTTCTGAGGCTACTGTGGAAAAAATGGCGGCTACCCCGAATGCTCCCACAAACGTTGTTGCAGTTGCTGGCGATACTGAAGCTACGTTGGCTTGGGTTGAGTCTACGTGGAATGGTGGCGTGTACGAGATCTCTGGTTATACGATTCAGCAAAGCATTGATGATGGTGACACGTGGTCTACGGTTGTTGCCGATACGGGTTCGGTCGAGGGGTTTTATCGGGTGACGGGTTTGACGAATGGTTTTGGCTACATGTTCCGGGTGGCTGCTTTGAATGGTGGCGGTACTGGTGCGTATTCTGCGAGTTCGTTAGAGGTCACGCCGTCTTCGTAGGTCCGGTTGAGCTATAATAGATAGTATGGCTAGGAAACCTCGTGTTGTACCTTTTGTGCCGTTTCCTCGTGACGGTGACCTTGATGGTCTTGTTCAGGATGGAACGATTTGGGAGCGCCCTAAAGGGGCGTATTTGCGCTTTATTGACACGGGTGAGATTTGGAGCGAGTACGGTCAGGTTGATCGTGATCGGGTAGAGTTTGTTCGTGCTGACGGGTCTGTTTGGGATTTTACGCCGTCGTTTAGAGATACTGATTCTTCCACGTTGGGTGGGTCTTTGGGGACGTTGGGTGATGATTCGCCTTCGCTTTTGGAGTCTCGTGGCATTTTGCCTCGTGGGTTTTTGGGGCGTTCTTTGGCTGATGAGTCTCGTTTTGATGATGCTGGTGATGATGTACGTCTTGCTGGGTTTGATGCGGCTAATGCGACAACGAAGTTGGATCAGCGTCGGGCGTACATTGATGATAAAATAGCTGGTCTTTTGTTACCGGAGGCTGTTGAGAGTGGTTTGATTACTCAAGAGACTCAAGACAAACTGCGTGCTTTGTATAAGATTTCTGTTGAAGATGTGACTGACATGGATGCTAAGGCTGTCGGTAATCGTCAGTTTTTGTTTTTGGCTATGGAGGGGCGTTTATTCGGTAATTACATGGATTCTCCGGAGCAGGTGTATGAGAGCCTACCGTTGGGCGCAGAATTACGCGACATGCTTAAATTTGGGGGATCAGTGTCGTTTACTGCTTTTAGTAGTCGTTTAAATGAGTTACAAACCGAGGCTCGTAGACAGAACCGATCTGTAGCAGATGTAATCGGGCCAATTGATGAAAATAATGCCCGCCTTTTACAAACGCTGGTTTCTACTATTCCTGTGACGACTTGGCATGATCACCACATAAAAGAGTTGATTGATGCTTACGTTAATCGTGATTTTGACAAAGTTCGTTATCATGCGGATTGGCTTACTAAAAACACATCTTCGCTTGAAGATCATCTTGGCTACTATAGTCAGCTGCAGTACATGGTCGATAATCCTGAGCTGCTAGATAATTTGTTTAGAAAGAGTCGTGAATTTAAAGATTATGATTATCTGACAGGTTACACTTTTAGACGTAAAACTGACGATATTGCTGGCGAAGCGATTCGTACTCTTTCTGATAAAGCAGCGAGGCGTGCTGATAAGCGTATTGGTATTAGTTCGAGCAAAGAGATAACTTCTGACAGTAGGTTTGTTGAGCGTGCTGGTGAGTTGAGTGGGCAATATCAGGACTTTGATGTGATCACTCAAGTTTTGAGAGATATAGAAATTGCGGAGCTTGAGATTCAGCGACTTGATTCTGAAGGCGATCATGTGTTGGCTGACCAGTTTCGTGTGCGTTTATCGGAGTTAACAGCTGAGCTTAAAGACGCTACTACTCCGAGAGACATTGAAGTAAAATTTGATGCTGAACTTCAGGATCTTTTTGGGGATTCAGGTATTCTTAGTTATATCCCTGGGGGTGTGGAGAATGAGGGGTTGTTGCGTAAAATTAAAACCGCAACGGATGGTTTAAGTCCCGAGTTTCGGCCTAAAGAAATTCGTATTGGTTACGATAAATCCGATGGTAAACGAAACCTTTTTGCAGGTGGTTCCTTCAACCATAAAACTGGGGTACTAACCCTTTCTCCACGAGTGTTGGGCTTAGAAGAGCATTTAGTTATTGATCGTAAAAATGGAACTATTAGAAGGTTTGGTCCTGATGATGGGCCTGACGGCGTAGAGTTGCCTTTGGGTGTGGGGAATACTCCTGAAATTGCAAAGTTGCTGAGTAATATTAAGCAGTACCAAATCACTTCACTTCGAGGTAGCGGTCTTGAGCAAGTAGCTATTCATGAGACGGTTCATAGAATTGATACGTTGTTGAGTGCGGATGCTTTCTTTAGGAACAAATCACGCCTTGAAGCAGATATCCGTAAGATTACGGCAGAAATAGACGCCTTCACAGGAAACAATGTCCGCAAGCTTCCTTTGTTAAAGCGCCGACGCCAGATGCAGAGTGAGCTACGTAGTCTTGAAAGACAAAGAAAGCGTGGTAGTTATGCTGCAGCTAAAGATAGTCCTATCCGTCTAGCTTCACAACAGTGGATAGATGAGAGCACGCCGTGGCTTGAAGCATTTACTGAAGAGATGGAGCTGGCTCCTACGTTCTCCAACCAAGCTTACTTGCTATCTATTTTAGGGTACGATTCAAATTCGGACTATATTGCCCAGAGGTTCGGGTACAAAAGGGATAGCAAGATTATACCTTCAAAGATTCAAGATAAAATAACTACGACTGATCGGGTCGAAACGTTGGCAGAAGTGATTTCTTCCCAGGTTTTAGGCAATCGAAGAATTCCTGCAGGCACTAGCGGAACAGACAGTCATCTGCCTGAAATGCTTGATAACTATGCGAAGCAGATTATTCCTGAAGAACTTAAGTTTATTTTGTCTGACCCGAACTGGCGAGATGACCAGCTTCCTCCTTTGACTGCTTTGGCAGGTAGACAAGAATTAGATATTGCTTCCGCTACTCCAGAAAGTTTGTTAGATCGAGAGCCGAGGGGAAGCTTACTGCCTAGGGTTGCTGGCGATCCTTCAGCCACGTCTCAGATGCTTTCGGACGCTGCGTCGGAAGATAGATATCATCGAATCCTTGGCGAGCTAGCGCAGGCAGAGATAGACGAACCTGAGTTGTTTAGGGACGGTGTGCTTGTAGATAGTGTGAGGTCGCCGTTCTCTCCTCCTCCGCATCTTGCCGGTTCGGGTTTGCGTGATGAGTTGGCTGAGGCGACTTCGTGGAGAGAGGTGTCGCAGCTTCTTAAGGGTAAGCGTGTGGTGGTTTTTGATACGGAGACTGCTGGGCGTATGGATCCGGATGAGGTTGATGAGGATCGTATTGTTCAGTTGGGTGGCGTGGTTTATGTTGATGGTGTGCTTGTTGATCGTTTCTCCATGTATGTGAATGTGGATTATGATGAGTTGTCTGATTGGTCTCAAGCGAATTTGATTGATGCTGATGGTAAGCCTATGTCTCCGGAGTTTTTGGCGAAGCAGCCTGATATGCCTACGGTGTTGCAGGAGTTTATGCGTTTTGCTAATGGCGATTCTGATGGTTCTGATGTGGTGTTTATGGCGCATAATGCTGCGTTTGATTTGAAGCGTATGGAGTTGGAGCGTCAGCGTCATGATCCTGATGGTGTGCCGTCGTTTGATTTGGATGAGGTGACGTATTTTGACACGATGGGTTTGGGCAATATTGCTAAGCGTGCTGGGATTGAGGATGGTCCGGGTAGTGCGTCGTTGAAGAAGTTGCAGGAGTTTTTCGGGTTGGAGGATTTTTCGTGGCATACGGCTGATGCTGATTCGGAGATGACGGGTCAGGTGTTGTGGCGTTTGTTGGATTATATGGATGAGAATGATGTGCCGTTGGATGGTCTTGATCCTGTTGCGGGGTTGGAGCGTCAGCGTGAAGATTTTGCTGAGTATGATGGTAAGGTTGCTGAGTTTTTGCGGCAGAAGGAGCGTTTGGCGGAGTTGCGTGGTTTGTCTGATCAGTTGCGTGCTGATTCGGATGATGCGGTTTCTGAAATGGTTGTTATGGGTGCTGAGGGTCTTGATGGTGGTGAGGAGATTCCGGTGCGGGATGGGTTGCATGTTCATATGGATGGGTATGTTCCTGATCCGGTGACTCGTGACGATATTGCCCGCCAGTTGGGGTTTGCTGATGCGGGCGAGTTGGATGCTGCTACGGCGGATGATCCTGTTATGGCGAATAATGCCCGTATTTTGGAGGAGCTTGCTTCGTATGGTTTTAGTCTTGAGCGGATGAATAAGCTTTCTCCTGAGGAGTGGGAGGAGCGTCGTACGGCTAATCTTCCGAGGGGTAATACCATCCGTTTTGGTCAAGGTAAACCTCTTGATGATGCCCAGTTGGATAGTGTTTTTGGTCGCCTTATGGCTGAGAATGAAGAGCAGATCAAAACAATGGAGGAACGTATAAGAGAAAGGCCAGATACGTGGGACACTCCTTCCCAAAATCGGGAGCTTGCTTGGCGTAAAGACTTTATTGAGACGTATGAATCTTTGACTTTTGAAGAACGTAAGCAGCTTGTTGTTGATTATTTGCGAAACATTTTTGATGATCCTGACACTACTGTGGTGGTTGATTCTGATTATATACGAGATGTTTTCAGGGACGGTATTAATAAAAATAGCCATTTCCCCGAGGTGAGATCGGGATCTAGTTCGGGCGGACCGGGTAGTGTGCGTGAGGGCTTTGAAGCGTCGATGATGGGTGTTCATGCTGATTCTCCTCCCGAATTACGTCCCAGTTATGGATCTCTTATTCCTGGCGAGCAGCGACGTTTGGCCCGCAAGTTAGCTTTGGAAGATTTGTCTCCAGTTATGATCGACTCTGATGGGGTTGTTAAGTCTCGGGGTGTTATGACTGAGGAGGCGGAAGCCGAAATCGGCTCAATAGTCTCAGAAGTTTTAGAAGAGTTCCCTGATGTACAGCGACTTAGTGACCTGCCCGACGCTGATAAAGAAACTGCTGTTGCTGCTGTTAACGATAAAGTCTTTGAGCGATTCGGTTTAGGGTATCTTACGGAAGAGGCGAGACTTGAGTTTAATGATAAGGAAGTTGGGTTGATAAGTCCTGGGGCAGTGCGTGGCGGCACAATGATGTTAGATCCAAAGGTTTTGTTCCGCTCCAGCGTTTCAGATGGCGACTCAATTAACAATAGTGGCAGTCCGGTTCCTGTCAGTGCAAACATGACTGATCAAGACTTATTAGAAATCGTGTTTAAAAAGTCGAGCACACCCGGAGATAATACGATTAACCCTACCTATTTTTTCGCTGCGCTCAGCGGCAGTGATTCGACCGTTCTTTCAAGGAGAGGGGGTCTAAATGAAAGAAGGCAAGAGTATGTCCCTACCGGTTACTTTCAGTATTTGGAAACTCAAATTTTTGGAAACTTCCGATCAGATGAAGTTATCGCCGCTGAGATCCCAAACGCCACGCTGGAAGAAAGGAAGAAGCTTGGCATACCCGAAGGTATTCCTGATCTTACGCCTGAAAGTGAAGTTGCTGCTATCAAAGCCCAGCGTGCAGCAGAACGAGCCGGACAGTCTATCGACGCAGTGGCTGCTGATGCTGCTGCTACGATTGATGATTTAGATGATGCTGGGGATGAAGTGGTTTCGTTCATGGCCCGTTCAAGTGATGACATTGACCCCAACTTTGGTCTTCCTCCAGGGCCTGATTCTCCTACAGAATGGGACAGGGAACGCTTGTCTAATGCTGACAGACTAGACGGTTTCACTCAGCCTCCCACGAATATTAGTGCGCTTGATGGTGAGGGCTTGCGGGAGGATCAAAAATCTTTGAATCGTTTTGTAGCTGAGGCGGCTACTGAAGAGGATCTTGTGCCGTTGCAGGAAGCTTTACGGCAAGCAGTTGAAGATGAAGGCAGCCCGCTGTATCTAGAAGCAGAGCGAGGCAGTCTTGGTGACGAGAAAACATTTAAAGTGATACAGGCATTAGATGATTTGATTGCTTTCAGATCGTCTTCTGATGAAAGTGCGGACCAGCAGCAGCGTATACGTGAGGCCGAAGAAGAACTTGCGATACAGCTAAGGAACGCTATTGGCCATCATTGGGGATCAGCAAGAAGTGAAGTGTTTCATTGGGACTTTTTGTCGGAACGTGTTCAAACAGTTTTAGGGGACGAGTTTGGAGTTTCTATACAGCATGAACGACGAGAGTCGCCTTCTGATTTTGAAAGTATCCGAAATCTACAGGAGGCTCTTGCACCGTTTGTTGACGCTTGGGCGAGAAGCCAGTATTCTGCAACACAGCAGTATTTGAAAGAAAATGATATTACAGAAGTTAACTTGTATCGAGGTTTGTTTATTCCGAGGTCAAAGTCGTCCGAAGTTCCTCGTGGCACGACGACTGATCGTGGCGTACCCAGGGCACGTGGTCTACAGTCGTGGACTAGCAGGTTAGACACGGCTCTTCTGTTTTTAGGTAATAAATACGAAACTGCTAAGGATGAAATTCAAAAGATTAAAGATAGCGGTGAAGATCTTGGAATGCCTGAGCATGTTTTGCTACATGATGTAGTTCCTGCTGAGTTAATATTTGGGTTTGCTAGCGACGCTCACAAGGAATCTTTCCGGTTTGGTATTTCTGTCGAGCAAGAAGTTGTTGTTCTTGGAGGTAGCTCACGGCGTGTTAACATGTTGGGAGACGATTTTTTGGATCTTCACCGAGAACCTTCTGGTAACTTTATCATTGACAGAGAAGAGAGTGCTTTTAGATTGTCAGAAGATGCTGTGTTTGATTACTTATCAAGCGACGCCAAGATAACTCAGTTGGGTAATCTTAGCAGTGCGGATGAGCTAACTGGTGTTGATGATTTGACCGCCAGCGTTGAACGCATTCAGGAACAGTTCGCTCTACAAGATTTGGAAACCAGACTGGACTCTGGCTCTCGCATTTTCTACGACATGGAGACAGATCTTTATTTTGCATTAGACGATTCGGGTGACGGGCCTACCGAAATTGAAACTTTTGAAAGCTTTGATGATTTTGTTTACAGTATTGATACTTCCGAGTTAGAAGAGCAAGCTTTACAAGATTGGCGTGAAAATGACGCAAAGCGCACAGTTGTCTTCCACGGCACTACAGCAGAAGCTTTGGAGACTATCAGGACGGAAGGCTTGGATCCACGTAGTGACACTAGAGGTATCGTTAACAGGGGTGTGGGTGATGCTGTGTATACGTCGGAGACTGCTGATGTGGCTGAGGCTAGTTATGATGTTGTGGTAGAGATTGATTTGCCTAGAGCTATTGAGGATGGGGTAATTTCTGTTGATAGTTTGGATAGGGAACCGGATGTGATCCGCAACGAAGTGTTGACAGGAATTGCCAGCAGTTTCGCTGTTGACGATTTTGTACCTGAGGAAAGTATTGACGGGACGAGGCCGGATACTGTTGTGATTAGTGATCGGATTCCTCCGGAGTATTTGCTTGTTAATGGTGAGCCGCTTGTTCCTCAATCCGTTTCAAAAGCCACTTTGCCTGATTCTGTTGGGCGTGAAACATTTAGCGGTAGTGCGATCACTCCTCGTAGCCTAGAGGAAGTAAAAGATACTCTTTACTATTTGATAGGTTCGCAAGATTTTGAGGAAGCTGAAAGAGTTTCTGGTATGAGCCGGGAAGAGTTTGAGGCGGAGTTAACGAGTAGGGTGTCTAAGTATTTGGCTGACTCGTTGAAGGATGGAAGTTTGTCGATGAGGATGCCTGGATCTGGTCTTCGGGAGCTGATTGCCGGAGATGGTCGGTTCAAGAATCAATTCGAGACGGGCAGGTCACAAGCTTATTTTGATCCAAGTTTTCGTAGGGCGCTTGAAGAGGGTTTGGGGGTTGATGAGACCGTTGAAGGAGCGTTAAGGCCAAAGTATGGTTATGTTGAGGGAACTATTTGGGACGAAGCAGAAACCCGTAACATATTACAGGGGTACGGAGATGTTAATGTTCGTTTCAAAGATGAAGTTGCTGATCGAACAACAGTTTCATTTGGTGACACACTAGATGATAGGGTTTTTGGGGTGAGGATTAGTGATCTTCGTGATGGCTCTGTCGATCCCGAACGGTTGGGTAACGCTATCGAAGAGTTTTCGATTGCAAACGTGTGGCTTGAAAATGAAACGAATTTGAACAGCGGCGGAGAATCAATCTATGCAGAGCTGCAATTTCATGGTATTCTAGGGTTGGAAGATGTTGACGAAATCGTTTTTACTACCGGTACAAAAAAGTTTGAGACTCGTGAAGAGGCTGATGCGTTTTTTAAAGTTATTCAGGATGCCGGAATCACTCTCAAGTTTGGAGATGTTGAAGCGTTAGAAGAGGTAGTGACTGCTGAATATCTTTATGACTATTTGGTGGTCGATCCGGAAAGTGCGAGATAAAATGGCAAAAATGAAAGTTATTGCAAAGCGAGGCACCGAAACTTTAGCGTTAGTTGCAGAGGACGCAGACCCTGCGGACCAGCGTGTTCAAGTCATGTTGCAAGACACTGAAACCGGTGAAAAGACTGGGCCGTTTTCGTGGTATAGTCTTCTGGCTCGGGGCTATTGGGAACCCGTTGTGGATACTGATTTGTTGAGTGATCCTGCAGCTTCGATTGATGATTTTGGTACAGAATAGGAATAGAAATGGCAAAGACTAAAAAAGGCAGATTGGCAAGTGAAGTATTGAATGATCCGGAAATTGCTAGGATGTTAGATTATTCGCATCGGCGTCCGGAGTTTTGGGAGGGTAAGCCTAACAAAAAGAATTCTTTACTCAGCGACCCCGCTGCGACCTTAGATGAGTTAGACTAACGATATGAGTCCAGAAGAACTACAAAGACAAATTCAAGAAGTATCAGGGTATTCTCTTACAGAGCCGATTACTGATGAGGATGTGCGTGAGTATCGCAAGGGAGTTTTGGAGCGATATGCGGAGGTTGTGAAACGCACAAGTCTTCCTTTAAACGATGAGGGTACTGTTGATTGGCAGGCTGTTATCGAAGAAGAACGTGAAAAGTTAAACAAACAATCTGATTCTTGACCGTAGTCACGTTAGTTACACTCGACTTTACTGCTTGCATGGTAAAATAAATTTTGATAGAGCGTACGCTTTGCGTATCCCCGCAGGGCATGTTCAATACTAGTATTGTAACTACAATAATATGGAGGCAATTATGCCGGGAGTTAATGTCACCACTGCAGTGCGTACTGGTCCTGTGGGCACTACTGACAATGTGGCTGGACAGGTGTTTATGGTTGGCACCGCTGAGCGTGGATCAACGACTGAGCCTACGCTCCTTCGCAGCTTCAGCGACTACACAACCTACTATGGTAACTACCAGTCAGGGAACCTGTATTCCCACGTAAAGACCTTCTTTGATGAGGGCGGTTCTCGTTGCTATGTGTTCCGTGCGATCAACTATGATGCAGATGATGCTACGACTTCTTCGATCACGTTGAACGATTCAAGTGGTTCTGCTACTATGACGGTTACGTCAAAGAACAAGGGCGCTTGGGGCAATAACCTTTCTGTCGCTGTTGAAAACACCAGCGATGATAGCAATATTCTTTCAGGCTATTTCCGGATCAAGATTTCACTAGATAGCGAGCTTCTTCTATCTAGTCGTGATCTTGTGGATGTTGATGATGCGGTTTCGTTTATTAATGCTTCACCGGTCAATCATCTGGTCGTTGCCGCCGACAACACGACTTCAGCAAATGACCCGGACTCGCTGGCTGATACGAACCTTTCTGGAGGTGCAGATGGTACGGCAGTCACAGCGGATCACATCGTGGATGCGCTTGATGGTACGTTTGATTCAGATCCTGATGTGTCAACGTGTTTCAGCATAAACCTTCGGAGCGGTGCTGTGGCTGCTCCAGGCTACACCGGTTCTGCGGTTTGGAACGCTCTGCGTACCCACGCTGCTAACAATAACCGTATTGCCTTGTGTGGGTTCACCCTGGGTGACTCTTCATCTTCGGCTAAAACCAGCGTTTCATCATACTACTCTGACGCAAACGCTAAGCACATGGCTTTCTACTGGCCACACATTAAGGTGCCTGCACCTAACGCTGCTGAGCTGGCGACGGGTGAGTCAACGGTTACGACTTCCACTATCAACATTTCTCCGGAAAGCTATGCTGCGGCTGCTAGAGCTAAAGCGGTTGATGTGGCGGGCGGTCCGTGGCGTGCCGGTGCCGGTGTGATTTCTTCAGCGGTTAGCATTTCTGATCTCTATCAGGATGTTACTCCTACTACTGCTGAAACTCTTGATAAGGCCAGAATCAACGCTATCCGCAAGGTAAACAATTCTATTCGTGTGTATGGTGCTCGTTCGGCTTCTAACGATGAGACCAACTGGCGTTACATCACCATGCAGGACACAATGAACTACATTGCGATTGGTATTGAGGATCGTATGGAACAGTTTGTGTTCTCTACGATTGATGCACGAGGTAACCTGTTTGCTAACATTCGTTCTTCAATCAAGAACTTCCTTCAGCCGATCGCTCTTCAGGATGGCCTGTATGCTGCGTTTGATGTTGAAGGGGCGCAGATTGATCCGGGTTATACGGTTTCGGTTTCCGCTGCCAACAACCCCAACTCGCAGCTTGCTACTGGTTTAGTTAAAGCTACTGTTGGTGTGCGTGTTTCTGGCGTGGCTGATTTGATTGACATTGTTGTCACGAAGAGCAATCTGAGTGATCCTCTAGTTTAAGGAGATATGATTAATGGCTAAAGCAACACAACGGCAAATTGTCGCTCAGATTCAGTCTAGTGACGGTACTGCCCCCAATTTTAACAACGGGAATTATTTTACTACCGTAAGCGGTGGTGAGATTAGTGCTGCGGTTGAAAAGGTTTATGACGGCGGTAAGATTCATCCAGAGGTCCTTTGTGCTCCATCTGAAATCGGTGACATTACTGTTAGCCGGTTTGCTACAGATGATGCCGATGACTATGCTCACCTTCAGGCATTAAGACAGCTTGTTGGTCGTGCGTACTATGACATTAGCGTTTTCACGCTGGATTGTGACCTTCAGGTTCCGGGTTCCGAGCGCAGTTATGCGAGATGCCTGCTGGTGGGTCTGACTGAGCCTGATGGTGACGCTTCTTCTGGCGCTCCCGCTACTCTTTCTCTGACTTTCTCAGTTTCATCTGTGGATCAGAGTACCTGATAAATACGTTATCTATTTCAACTTAAACTAGACACTTGAGAAAAAGCGTCACCTTCGGGTGGCGCTTTTTCTTTTTTATTTTGCTTGACTAGGTGTGTAGGTTTTTGGTAGTGTAGGTAGGCAAGTTATTCTCTAGCAAAGGATTATCGAATGACTATTCCTGTTACAAGTAGCAGGGTGAATGTGAAGGATCTTCACCCGAAGTTTAAGGCCCGTCTGGAAGCGTTCTTCGCTGATCCACGCATTGCGGGCAAGGTCGCTGTTGTGTCTGGTGTTCGTACCTACCAGCAGCAGAAGTATCTGTATGATGGTTATAAGAGCCGCAAGCCCGGTTTCAATCTGGCAGCTAACCCTGACCGCATCAACCGTGCAGGCTTCCAGGGTTCATATCATATGAGCCAGCCAAAGTTTGATGGTTACGGCTATGCGGTTGACTTCCGTATTATCAAGAAGGGCGCTATCTCTACCACGCAGGTAAACAAGATTGCTGAGGAGTACGGTATTCGTAAGACCGTGGCTTCGGAATGGTGGCATCATCAGCCGTGCCGTGTTAGCGGTTCGAAGATGGACTGGTTCCCTGTTAAGGGCGATATTACGGTTCCGAGAGCTGCTTCGGTTAAGTCTGAGCAGGCTCAGGTTCTTGAGTTCATTGCGGCTTGTTTCCAGACTGTTGTACGTAAGGGCGATAAGGGTCCGGTTGTGGAGTTCCTTCAGAAGCTTCTGGACAAGAACGGTTACAAGCTGACTTCTCGTCCTCGTAAGAATTCTGGTGTTGACGGCGACTTTGGTCCTAAGACGTTGAAGGCTGTGAAGCAGTTCCAGCGTGACGAGGGTCTTGCTGCTGACGGTGTTGTTGGTGCTAAGACTTGGGCAGCGCTGGCTGACTGAGTAAGTTAAAGGAAGAAAGGCTAATAATGGCTGATGATATTATTGAGGTAGCTGGTACTACTCCTGCTAAGGCGGAGCCAACGTCAGGCAAGTCAAGTAAGCGAGTGTCTGTTCTTGACATGCTTAAGGACGAGATTTCTCGTGAAGTGACTCGTCCTGAGGTTGAGATGGATGTTCCGGAGCGTAAGGGCGTGTCGGTACGTTTCTCTCCTAACATCACGAATGAGCAGTTGAAGGCGTGGCGTCGTAACTCCACGAACCGCAAGACTGACGAGCTGGATTCAATCAAGTTTTCTTGCTACGTGATTGGTAACACTGTGTCAGGAATCTATTTTGATGATGAGCTTGTGTTGGATGATGAGGGTAACGCTATCACGTTTGCTTCTCCTGTGATGATGGAGATGACTAATACTGATCGTCCGCTGCCCGATGCTATCCGTGCGTTCTATGGTGTTGATCCGCATCTTGAGAATGTTGCTTTGAAGATTCTGGATTTTGCTGGGTATGGGGACGACGTTGATGCGGAGGACCCTACGCAGGGCTAGTTGATAGACTAGCCGACGATCCACGTATTAAATCTTCGGCTAGGTTAGCTGAGGCTTTTCATTGTGATCCGATTCAGATTTTGGATTCGGATTTGGATGAGTGGTTGATTAGGATGGCTGCTGCGCAGGCGTTGTCAGCAGATCATGAAGCTAGAGAAAAAAAGAGAAGAGGTAGCACTGGTGGTTACTGACAGCCGGGAATTTCTATAGAATAATAGAAGTTCCTGGCTTTCTCTTTTTGGGGGAGGTGCTTTATGCCTGTTCAAGATAGTGTAGTTATTAAGGTCGATGTTAAGGTTGATGACTTATCCGAGCTTACGTTGCTTGAGCAAAGGTTTGATCAGCTTGATAGGAGAAGTCGTAGGTTTGCTGATCGTATAGGCGATTCACGACGAGAGTCAGATCGCTTCAGCAATTCGCTTAATAGAGCAAACACACACCTAGGTAAACACGATCGGCATATGGATCGCATTAACCACCGTCATCGTCGTTTTGCAAGAACTTTAGATCGGGCCATTGCACCACTTAAGAAGTTTATCACTACATTATCTAAGCTGTCTTTTGTTGCATTAATCGGTCAGATTGGCTTGTTTACTATAGGTTTGCTTTCAGCCAAACTCGCATTGATAACCGGTAGAGCTGCAGTTCAAGTTTATCAGATAGCTTTGAAAGGTTTGTCAGTTACGGCAGCCGGTGTAGCGACAGCGGTATCTGTTGCGGCTGCAGCCATGCGGCAATTTAATGAAGCGATGCTTATCCCGTCTGTTGGGGGAGGCATGACTCGTCGTGGTGCTCAAAACTCAGCTTTACTGAGCCGCAGCCTTGGTTCTAGAACAACAGGTCTTCTTGGCGGTGAAGCCACAACCGACCTGTTGGCAGGTCTCGCAAAAGCAGGAGTTTCACCGACAGCCTCGGGCGGCATCGCCCGTCAGCTTATTAACCTGACCGGGGGAGACGCTGCAGCCGTTCAATCAATTGCAAAAGCAATCGGTTCTAAAGACTCTGCAGAATTACGTTCAGCACTGAGTGGCGCAGCCGGATTCCGATCAGGGTCTTTACAAGAGGGCCTTTCAACAAATCAGTTACTGGCTGCTCTCTCCAGCGGATCTATCGTATCTGAAAATTATCGGGGCGTAGGCGCTGGACTTGCCGGTACGTTTATCGGCACAGCTAAAACAGAATTCTCAGGCATGAAGAACATGTTTGCGGATATGGGTCAGCCGCTTCTGAACCCGTTCCGTGACGCAATGATGGATATGGCCCGTATTGTTCGTGAAAACTTCGTGGGCATGTCGCTACTCATTCAACGTTTTGGTGCTGATTCGTTTGCCCCCACGTTGGTAACTCTCGTTGAAAAAACGATGGATTTCATCCGGAGCAACATCTTTGATCATCTTGAAAACATTGAGCAAATGGGTGAAAGCTTCGTAGGGTTCTTCCGTAGTATCCGTGATTTCTTCCACGGCATTGGGGCGTTCTTGGTTCAGTTTGAGCCTGCTGCTGATGTTGTGATTGAGATGTTTAGGGCTATGGGCGCTACGGGTGGCGGTCGTGGTTTGTTTAGGTCGTTTAGTGATCTTATTGTGAAGAATGCTGAGGCTTTCCAGTCGTTTGGTGCGTCTATTGGTAATGTGTTTGGTGCTATTTTTGATTTGTTGAAGTCTGGCCAGTCGGGGTTCTTTGCTAAGTTAGATCTATTTGCTGATGCTATGAACACTGTAGCCTCTGAGGTTATTCCGGCTATTGGTCAGCTTTTGGATGCGCTGGTTCCTGTTTTAGAACAACTTCCGAATGCGCTTAGTGGGTTGGCCTCTGTTTTGAATACGCTTGCTCCTGCTATTAAGACCATAGGTGATCTTTTGGGCGCTGTTATGGGTGCAGGTGCGGCTGGTGGCGTGCTTGGCGGGTTGGGTTTGTTGGCATTAATGCGGCCAGGAAGGGCGTTAACCTTTGCCGAGAAGATACCCGGTATGGCTCGGGCCACACCCGGATTCTTAGCCTCCCGTCAAGGTTCCATGATGACTGGTGCAGGTTTTCTCGGTTTTGGAGCCGCAAGCAATTATTACAACGGGCCTTCAGATATAGGCTCTATGAGCACTATTGCTGGTGGGGCTATGTTGGGGGCAAGCTTTGGTGCACCGGGACTAATTGCGGGGGCGGTTGGTGGTGCTATTGTCGATGTGCTTTCGGGAAGAGCTGGTGTGAATAGGCGTCGCAGTGAGCTGGATGATCTGTTTGGCCAAGCGGCTAATCTTGCTTCAGAGGTTTCTTTTGCAGGGGCATCTTTTGCAGATATTAATGCTAACCGAAGAAGGATTCAAAAAGCTGGCGAAATTTATGACCCGAGCTTATTTTTTGCAACTCAGAGGCGTCTTGTGACGGATCGTACGAACGGAGAGATTTTAGACTATAGCGGAGGTTGGTGGAGTGATACAGTAGCCAGCGCTACTAGAGCATTAAACTGGACTACGTCTTTTTTAGGAAGCGGGTGGAGTGAAGGCGAAGGTAGCGAGCTTACCAATCTCATAGATCTAAAAGATCCGTCCACGTTAGGTTTATTGAAGTTCATTGAAGAGGAGCTTGGTGTCAGTTTTGAGGGCTTGACAGATGTAGAAATCACTGAGAGGTTAAGACCCGGAAGTAAACTCGGTAACGAGCTGCAGATGATGTTTGCACGGATTGATGAAGAACTGGAAACGTTTGACACTAATCTTGATATGCTTAGTAGAACTACATCGTTAACTAATCAGCAAATTGAAGAAACTGCTGCTGCGTTAGGCATTGATTTAACTCAGGGTTTGCTTAATGCTGCAGGCGCTAGCGCTGTTTTCGCTGCGCAAATTCTTCCTCTTATTGATAGAAACCGGGGGTTTTTCCCTACTTTTTCTACTTCACCTTTGGGCCAGTCGGAAGCTAGAGCCACAGCAAACGCTGCGTTTACTACGTTAGCTAATGCCGATAAGTTAACTGTTGATTTGGTTCGAGACGCATTTGAGTCGTTTGCTGCGTATGAAATAGCTATGGGCGTGTCTCCAGATATTGCAGGTTTTTCTTCGAATTTTGAGTTGATAGAAAAGGTTCTACCTCATGTATCTGCAGATCAGGCTGGTGGCCTGTTGGCAATGTTGGCGACTGGAACTCTTGAGTCCGCTACAGCTATGAGTCAGGCTTACGGAATTCCGTTAGATAAAATTATGGCTTTTGCTGGAGATGACGGAATTATTGGTACCGATGCTTCTGAACTGCGTGGTATCGAGAACTTTATTGCTAATCGGGCTAACGTTCGGTCAGCGCTTAATCTTCGTAGCGGTTTGACGGGGTCTGAGCGTTATCAAGGTCTTCTTAATGCCGGGGCGGCTCCGACAGGTGCTGCAGCTGAGGCAGTGAGGGGAGAGTTGATTAAAGAATTGGGGATTAGTGCTATTGCTGGGGCGGCTACGGGAACAGTAGACTTGTTTAAGCAGGCAGAAGCTGCTGGTGCTGACACTACTTCGATTCTGTTGCAGTCACTAGCAGGGGCAGGGTTTATGGAAGCTAGTGAGCAGCTTGACACGACACGTAATGAGCATCTTTACGAGATTATGACTGATATTAAGTCTTTGAATGAAAACGGTGTTAAGGTAAGAGAGGCCGCTTTCGTTAATGAGCGTGGAGTGTCAATTGCTTACTTGACCGGCGTGATTGAGTAGTTATAGGGGTAAATTGTGCCTATTTTGCAACAAAAAGTAGTTGATATAACAAATCAAATAGATATTTTTGATACGCTGGATTACCACTCGGTGAATCCTGGCCGTGCCGTGCTAAAACCGTTTCAGCCTTTCAAATTCACATCAACAGCCCCCGTTACTGGGCCTGATGATGTATTCCGAGACTTTGAAAGGGTAGACGTAGGTCCGTATAAGTATAATCTTCCGGACGGGACAACATGGGAAGATTTTCAAGTAGAGTTTCCGTATGGTCCTCAGAATCTAGAGTTTGATGAGTACGCTGGTGTTACGAAAAAGATTCCGAGGCCAGGGAAAGCTCCTTTGCTTGTTTTTGAGAACCCGTCTTTGAGGACGATTACGTTCTCAGCTATGATTGCAGATAAAGTAACTGGTGGTTGTGATCCGTTTCCTGTTATTGAAATTTTGGATAAGATCGAGCTTATTGCGGCTAACTCAATTCCGTGCAAGTTTGTGTACGGAGTTTCAGCCGTTCCTTATACGGTTACGATAACTAAGATGTCTTTCACCACTGTTCGTAGGGATCTTGATGGTAATCCTACGCAGGTTTCTGTAGATTTGCAGTTGACGGAAACGCCGTTATACGACCAGAAGATTGTTGAGTTAGCGGCAGTTGTATTTACACCTAATGCTCCTACCCCTATTGGTTCTGCTCCTCCTCCGGAAGACGGCGGAGAGGGTATTACGATTATTGTGGACAGTCAAGCGTCGGTGATTCTTGACCGTCCTGTTCCAGATGCCGATATTATCGAACCCAACTAATAATACTGGATCGCTTGTTTTCAAGTAGGTAGAATACTATCATGACTATTTCTGCAGCTTTCACAGACAATGAGTACCTGTATATTGGTGAAATTGGGAATGAGAACGTCCTTGTACGGGAATCAGTATTGTCTGCTCAGTTCGATATGACTGCAAAAATGATCAGTGAGTTAAAGCTTCGCTTGTACGATCCCGGCTTTAAGATGCTTAATAGTAACTATTTTATGATTGGTAGACGTGTTGCGTTTGTTTTACCTGACACTCTAGTGGTCGAAGATAGTGGTGGCGATGATGTTACTGTTTCAGTTAAGACGGTTGATTTTGAGATTGCTGCGGTTTCGGTAGAGCACGGAGCTAGTGATACGGTAATGGTTACCGCTCGTAATCGGAAGATGCAGCAAATGCGTAGGGAAAAGGGGCAGGAGTCGTTTGGGCGGATTTCTCCTACAGCTTTTGCGGCGGCGGCGGCGGCTCGGTTTGGTTTACAGTTTTTTGGTGAAGATACTCCGGTTGACGGTAATATTGTTCGGGAACAGACTGAGCAGAAAGACGAATCAACGTATGATGTTCTTGTACGTTTAGCCCGAGAAGCGGAGTTTATGTTTTTTGAGGCTAATGGTGTGATGTTTTTTGCTTCAGAGGAGTTTATCATATCTAGGCAGCCGTCTATTGAGGTTACTGTTCCTTCTAACGAGGATGATCCGTTTTTTGCAGCGAACCTGACTGTGCGTAGATCTGTAGACAGCAAAGATTCAGCATCGACGTGCAATATCAACATGATAAAGTCTACGTCATCCATCACTGTTTTTCCGGGGCTAGGATTAACTATTAAAGGATTAAATAACTTTGATAAAAAGTTTATGGTTGACCGAGTAAGCTTCGATACGTCTAAAGCAGGGTTCGTTAGCGTGTCGGGTACTTGTCCAGAAGACTCGGACGATATGCAGTGTGAGATTCAGACGTTCGCTGAAGGTTCTCGTGGTGAATGTGTTAAGCGTATTCAGCAGGCGGTGGCTGCCTCGTACAACGGCAAACGGCAGGTAACCGTCCAGATGACCGCTGAAGAAATTGCACATGCGACAAGCATTGGTGCCAACGTGACCAGTACGTCTTATGTTAAGACAGTAAACTATCGTTTAGCGATTGACGGTATTTTTGGTCCACAGACAGCAAGAGCTGTACGTAAATTTCAAGAACTAAACGGACTACCGGTAACTGGTCAGGTTGACGCTGACGACTGGGCAATGATTAAGGCGGCATTGTGAGAAGAACAAGTTTTAACACATCTGCAAGTTCTGGTGTGGCTGTTAGCGGGATTTTTCGGGGAACAGTTGTTTCTATTGGTGATGATAATTTGCTGGGGCTGAAGATTCCTAAGCTTGGTTTGAATAACGTTTACGAAGGTATTCCGTATGCGGGGCCGACGCCTGCTGCTGGCGATGTTGTGTTTGTTGGGTTTTTGGAGGGTAAGTCTGGGTCGTTTGTTGCGTTTACGGGCGTGGTGGGTGCGGGAAACACTGGTGACCCTGCGGGTGATATTACGGAGATTGTTGCTGGCACGAATTTGAGTGGTGGCGGCACGAGCGGGTCGATCACTGTTAATCTTGACGACAATATCACGCTTACTACTGTGAATGCTAATCTGGTTGGTAACGTTACTGGTAATGTCACGGGTGATGTCACAGGCGATGTAACAGGTGATCTGACCGGCAACGTCACCGGCAACGTCACCGGCAACGTCACGGGCAACCAGTCGGGCGGCAGCATCTCGGCTACGACCCTGACAACATCGGGCGATGCAACTGTTGGCGGCGACTTGACTGTTAACGGCACCACGGTCACGCTGAATACTGAAACTTTGACTGTTGAAGATAACATTATTTTACTTAACTCTAATGTTACTGGTACTCCGTCGTTGAATGCGGGTATTGAGGTTGAGCGTGGTTCTGAAACGAATGTGTCGTTTTTGTGGGATGAGTCTGCGGATGCTTGGTCTATTGGGGCGGTTAATGCTACTGGCACGGTTACTGCTACAGCGCTTGCGGTTACTGGTGAGTTCACGCTTCCTACGGCTGATGGAACGGCGGATCAGGTGCTTGTTACTGATGGTTCTGGTTCGGTGACGTGGCAAGATGGTGGTGAGACAACGCCGGGTGGTTCTGATGGGTTGGTTCAGTACAATGATGGCGGCGTGTTTGGTGGTGCTTCGTCGCTTTATTATGACGACGTGAATAGTCGTGTGGGCATCAACGACTCCACCCCGTCGTACACTCTGGATGTGAATGGGACAGGTAGGTTTACGGGGGCATTAGATGCTGATACTCAGATCAACTTGGGGAGTGCTCTTCATTTGACTGAGGCTGATGTTGATGGGTCGATGCGTGTACAGGGTAACACCGGTTACATCGACATCGGTCCTAAGAGCGCTACTTACTGCAACATTGACACTGATCGTGGTTCGTTTTATTTCAACAAATATACGCTGTATGCCGACGGTCACCAAATCTGGCACGCTGGTAATGATGGTGCGTACTCGGGTCTAGATGCTGATACGGTGGACGGGGTGGAGGCTGCTTCGTTCCTAAGATCAGATCAGAGCGACTCTTCTACTGGAACTATCAGCGCTTCTAGCTTTGGGTTGGGAACAGTAACACTTTCAAACCCGGGTCAGCGGCTACGAGCCACGACTAGTTATGGTTACATTGACATTGGTCCACAAAACACGACTTATTGCCATATTTATACGGACCGTGCCCAGTTCTATCTGAACCAAGGTATTAATTCTGCGCCGTACTTCTACTGGCGCAACAGCAGCGGCATTGGTGGACCGCTTGCTGAGACGACTTCTTCGACAAGCCACCATTATGTTCTGCAGAACGATTACTATAACACGTTCTGGAAGTTTAATTCAATTCGTGACACCAAAGACCAGATCACGAATGTTACTGCTGAAGATTCAGGTCGCTGGATTGACGCATTGCAGCCAGTTACCTACGTTTCACGATGGCTGGGTGAAGGCGACGAACCCGCAGATGCTCGTGAGTTCCGTCTAGCAGACATGCAGGTTGGCTTTATTGCTGACGATGTTCTTTCTAATCCCGACACAGATCATTTTGCTCAGGTGAGCGACAACGGTGAAGGCGGACTCGACCCCACTGGTTGGAAATGGGAGTGCGTGATTGCTGCGGCTGTGGCCGAGATCAAAGCACTGCGCACTCGGGAAGCAGCGCTAGAGGCCAGGATTGCTGCGCTAGAGGCCCAATAATTCGATATTTACGAAAACAAGGTTGCTTCTGTAACCGGTATGTAATACAATATTGGAAGCAATCAAAAGGAGCTAAACATGTTTCCCAAAATCCTTACCCTTGTCGCAGTTCTACTGCTTTCAGGGTGCGCAGCCGATGACCCGCTAAACATTAACGAACCTGAAGTGCAGCCTTACCTTCCCCCTGTGGAACTTGCGCCTATTGAAGAAGAGCCTACGGCTGTGCTAGAACCAACCCATGTCCCCACCTCCCACATAGACTTTACCGTACTGCAACCAGTTACAGCGATTCTATTAGATCAATATGCTTGGGGTGACGGCGATAACGTAGAAGACTTGCAGGAGTTATTGGGTGTTACAGTAGACGGCCAGTACGGTCCCCAAACCCAAACGGCCCACATTTCACTGTTAGAAAGTGTGGGATGGAGTACGGAGAATGTTCCAGACACCCCCGGTGTACTGGCAGTGTCCACTTCAAACTTCAATCTGACTCCTCAGTGCACTGAATGGTGGGATGTGGCTCGATCTGCAGGGTGGGCTGAAGAAGACCTACCTAGACTTGGACGGATTATGTACAAGGAGTCTACGTGTCGGCCAGAAGCTATTAGTCCCACGAAAGATTATGGTTTGACTCAGATCAACTGGGCTGCACATGGGGGACGGCTGACGAGTATTGGTATTAGTCGTGAAGATTTGCTTGATCCGTACACTAATCTGGTTCAGGCAAAGTATATTGCGGATTCGGCTGCTAGCTGGGCTGGCTGCAAGTGGCAGCCTTGGTATATGTCGGGCAACTGGTGCTAGATACCTAATTTTATCAAGTTGTCTATCCCGTTAATTTTTCTGACTAGACTATAAGTGATTACATAACTTCTAGCGAAAAGGATTTTCTGACATGGCAAAACGACCTTATACCGGTTGGGACCGGAACAGTTCTGGTAGGCGTGCAGGCACTGAAGCGCTTATTAACCAAATTAAGTTTTGGAGCGGCGGGGGCCTGTGGCATAATGGCTCTTGGGTAGTGAGGCCAATGAGAGGCAAGACGAGACCTAGTGTTCACGGAACGGGTCGTGCTTTTGATATTTCTTGGCGTGGCGGAAAATACGGCGGATACGGCGACTACGATAAGGTCAAAGTTTGGTATGACTTTTTTTGCGAACACGCCGACGAGCTAGAAATTGAAGTAGTTTTTGACTACTATCCCCGCCCATACGGTCGTGGCTATAAGTGCAATAGAGACGCTACGGTAAATTACACAAAGAAATCTTTAGCTGGTGCCCCTGGAGATTGGTTCCATCTAGAAATTTCTAATAAGTATGCCGACGATGCTGATTTTTACAATAACAAAATGCCTGAGCTGATTATGGGCATTAAACCCGAAGCGCCTGCTAAGCCAGCGGTGGTTATTGATGCTCCAGATGTTGTTGATAACCCCACGGGCGACGATTACCCAGGTCATGCGATTCGCAGAGGACATGACAATAAGGATGAGGTAATGATGGTCCAGTCGGAAATTGGTGTCACTGTAGACGGTGATTTTGGCCCAAAGACAGAAGCAGCAGTGAAAGCGTGGCAAGAAGCGAATGGTTTGACCGCAGACGGCGTAATTGGACGTAAAAGCTGGGAGGCTATGTTTGGCGGTGAAGAGAAGATCGCTCGTCCTTACCCTGGAAGCACTTTAAAGGTAGGCTCCGAGGGTGACGATGTTAGAGCAGTTCAGGCTGTGGTAGACGCCCACGTTGATGGTGATTTTGGGCCGAAGACTGCAAAGGCTGTCAAGGCGTGGCAGGCCGCTAAGGGTTTGACCGCTGACGGACTGGTAGGTCCTAACACTTGGAAAGCGATGTTTGGTTGATAATGTGTTATAATACTTGTGTAGTCTATTTTGGAGTGTGTCATGGCTAGAAAGAAAGCTGTTAAAAAAACTGCGCCCGCTAAACC